ATTCAAATTAATTTGAATACTTTCTCCAGTAGCCATAGGAATAAAGGTAAATCCTTGTTGATTTGGAATGATTTTAGGAAATGTGAATACAGTTCCAGTAGGAAATGTAATAGCCATATCACCAGACACAGTGGGTGCTTGTAAACTTGCTCCTGTAAAGTTAATAGGTTGACTTGCTCCGTTAATAAGAAAAAAACCTCCAGTAGCCCCTGTAGATGTTTCAACTGACCCCCCTGCTCCACCATTTCCTCCAACAGGCTGTCCACCAGCACCACCATTAGTTGCCACAGATCCACCACCACCTCCGTATGCCCAGTATGCTGTTCCTCCAAGAACAAAGTAGGTTGCGTTACCTCCAGAAAATCCAACTCCACTGAATCCACCGGCTCCTCGAAGAGAAGCGGTATAATTTGTTCCTCCTGCTGGAGATACATAATCAAATTCAATTTCTCCTCCTGCCAGAGCATTTGGTCCAGTTCCACCTTCACCCCAAGCATAAATGCGATAGTTTCCTGCTGGTAAAACACCTGATCCAGTTACTCCGGTCACAGCAATTGGTGATCCTGCTGCAAGTCCTCCAGAAGAATTAAATCCAGGTTTTGCACGAAGCAGTGTTCTTCCAAACACATCTAATGTTTGACCATCGGGGTTACCGGTTGGAGCATTTGCAGTTCCAACAGCCAGTTGATAGGATTGTGTATTCAGTTGCATGGTAGATCGGTCAATTTGAGAATTCAATCTTCCAATCGAAAGAACGTTTCCTTGATTAATATTAGAGTTTGACCCAGATTGAATAAAAGAGGTATTATTTATACCTGATGTTGCTAATCTAATTTGAGCATCAACTCCTGGAAAATTTACTATTTCAGTAGGTACAGTTAACGTATTATTCGCAAAGTTAAACCCAGAATTTGATGTTACTCCTGCAGTTGTTCCATCAAAAAATAACACATTACCCCTAGCACCTTGAATGATCTGAGAAGAGTTTCCAGGTGGACCAGGAGGACCAGGTGGACCCGGAGGAATACCAAATTGTAACTTAACATTAGGTCCGAGTCGTCCAGTTGGACCAACATTCTCATCATAAACGTAGGGAATATCTGTATCTGTATCAATAAGATCGTTAACTGTTATTTGCTGACTAAATCCTGTAGGACCTGGGATTCCCGCTGAACCTGCTGAACCTGCTGGACCTGCTGGACCTTGAGGACCAGTTGGACCTGTAGCACCTGAACCGCCCGATCCTGTTCCACCTGTAATCGGAGGATTTAGAAATTGATAGTTCAATGTAACACCGTAAATTTCAGATACACGGTTTGTCGGGGTTCCAATTATTCTAGAATAAATTTGACTAACTGGATTTCCGGTGCTACCTAATTGATTAGCATATATAGTATCCAGATTACCTAGGTCCAGCTTAACATCGTACCCCAATCCGGTTGAACCTACGATCTTTGGAGCAAGAATTTGGTCAAGCACATTAGTTCCCAATAACGTTGAAAACGGATATCCTGTACTCATTTGTCGATATTAGATAAAACAGGATGTCTGGCTTTAACTCAATGTTTGATGCCAGATCCATGAGTCAGAGATACACTCTGTTCCCTATTGCGGACTCCGAGCAGGATCTGTTCAAATTGTACAAAAAAGCATCAGGATCTTTCTGGGTCGCTGAAGAAATTGATTTCAGTCGTGACAAGGGAGATTGGGAGAAACTCAGTTCTAATGAACAACATTTCATTAAACAAGTTCTGGCTTTCTTTGCGGGATCTGATGGAATCGTACAAGAAAACCTGGCAACTCGTTTTCAGCGTGATGTTCAATCTCCAGTCGCCAGACTCTTTTATGGAGTTCAAAATGCTATGGAAGGTGTTCATTGTGTTGCTCCATATACAAAAATATTAACCGATAAGGGTTATTTCAACATTGTAGATTGTGAAAACAAAGAAGTAAATGTATGGAATGGTGAACAATTTTCGAAGGTAACTGTTTTAAAAACAAGTGAAAGCTCTAGGTTATTTAAAGTAATTTTAAACAATGGAATGGAATTAGATTGTACCGATGAACATAAGTGGCTAATTCGGGTAGGAAATCAGAATCACCCAGAACGATGCAAAGAAGAAAGAATTTATACAAAACATTTAAATGCTGGCGATATTATCTGCGATTTTGAATATCCAATTGTAGACATTCAAGATCCGGATGAATTTATGAATCCGTATACACATGGATTCTTCTGCGGCGATGGGAGTTATACTCGTCAATATCCTATACTTACTCTATATGATTCCACGAAGAAGGTTCTTCTGGATAAACTAGCATTATCATCATATTCAATTTCAGAAAAAACTGGAAAGATTCAATGCTATTTAACTAATAAAATTAACAAAGATAAATTCTTTACGCCGCTAAATTATTCAATTGATACTAAGCTAAAATGGCTAGCAGGTCTATTTGACGCAGATGGGTGTATTAATGAATCTGTCAAAGGACACACTTCAATTCAATATACAAGTATAAATTATGAATTTATTAAAGAAGTTCAGTTGATTTTGTCGACCCTTTCTTGCATGGCATCAATAAAATGTGTGAGAGATTTGTGTACACGGAGTCTTCCCGATGGAATTGGTGGGTATAAAGATTATACCTGTCAACCTGTATATTGCCTCTATATAAGTCAGACATATGTTCACAAACTAAAACTACTGGGATTTTCCCCATACAGACTAAAAATTAATACAACGGATGATCTTCTACAAAATAAACGTCTGATTAAAGTTCTCGGAGTAATCGATACTCAAATTGATAGCCCAACATACTGCTTTAATGAACCCATTAAACATACCGGAATCTTTAATGGAATCCTGACAGGACAGTCAGAAACCTATTCCTTGCTGATTGATCAATATGTCAAAGATCCACAAGAGAAGCAAAAACTGTTTCAAGCCATTGATGAAATTCCCTGTATCCGTAAAAAGGCTATGTGGGCTCTGAACTGGATTGATAAGACAGATTCATATTCTGTTCGCCTAGTAGCATTTGCTTGTGTAGAAGGTATCTTCTTCTCAGGCTCATTTTGTGCTATCTATTGGCTCAAGAAGCGTGGTCTTCTTCCTGGATTGACATTCAGTAATGAATTGATTTCTCGTGATGAGGCTCTGCATACAGAATTTGCAGTGGCCATGTATCATAAACTGGAATCATTGGATGCTAAAGTTGTTGAAAAAATTATTCGTGAAGCGGTAGAGCAAGAAGTAGAGTTTATTACAGAAGCCCTACCCTGTTCTCTGATTGGAATGAATGCACGTGATATGACTGTTTATATCCAATTTGTGGCGGACAGACTCGCTGTACAACTAGGAATTCCTAAACTGTACAGTGTTCAAAATCCGTTTGAATTTATGGAATTGATTTCTCTAGAAGGCAAAACTAATTTCTTCGAAAAGAAAGTATCCGACTATTCGAAACCTGGTATTGGAATGAGTGCAGCAGATATGGAAGTAAAATTCGATGCTGACTTTTAACTTAGTTTTGGACCAGTTTGTGGTAAGGCTCTAGATTTAAAAACTAATCCAGTAGGAAAATTAACTAAGGGTTGGCTCAGCAAAGAGATCCTCTTGTTTGAGAAGGAAGCAAGAAAATTTGGTAAGCCAGAGGTAGGAGGAACGTACAAGGATAACCGAGTAATTCCTTTTTGGTGTGGTGTTTGCTGGCGACGCTGAATTGCTTGATACTGTCTATTCAGGATAAACTGAGAGGCGTCGGGAGTCATTTACGTTTAAAGAGAGAACCTTTCTTCTGGACCCCTTAATAAAATGTCTTGGGTTGATATTTCTGTTCTCGTTCTAGCAACTATGGTAGCTGTGCTTGCAGGTATGGTCGGATACATGTACTGGCAACAGAACCGCGTTCTTCTTGCTGTAAGTTCTCTATCTTCTTTTGTAGCGTCTCAGTTCGTCAAGTCCGAGCCTGAACCCGAAGATGATCGTGAATCTGTTGAGGAGACTCAAGAAACGAAAGAAGAAGTTGAAGTTGTTGAAGATATTGATGACCTGCAGACAAAGACTACTACAGAACTTCGTGATCTTCTATCCAAGAAAGGTATTCCTTACGGCAAGAGAGATTCTAAATCTGTGTTACTCCAACTTCTAAAAGCATCTGCTTAAGAATAATGGACAGTCCTATTCTTGACTCATTATGTCATGGGAATTCAATTCTAGTGTTTGATTGTGAGTTCTGGCATCTTTTTAACAAAGCAGATGTACATTACCTACCTGAAAAAGATTACTTCTTTGTTCCTCGCGAACTAGGTGGATTCATGTGTGAAAAAGCAAAAGGATGGTCAATCAAAGAGAAATTCTTTGTTACACTTGATTGTCCTCTAGATGATGTAGCCTTACCTGTATCTCAATTTGCTACTGTCAAACTTGAAACTGCTGCCGAATTGGACCAGATTCAAGAAGAGATTGGAGTTCCATGGGTTGATGCTCATAAATCAGTTCTGAATACGAAACAGAAAGCATTATTAAATAAAGCAATTAAACTCTATAAAAACGATCCCAATATTAAAAAACATCATGAACCATTTTCGTGGGTCCGTAAATTTTTGAAAGTATTTTCTGAATCAACAGTTATTGTTAAGGGTACAGGAGATCTTGAGGCCTTACAGAACTTATGTCGTATCAAAGGATTTGACTATCCACAACCTAAAAAACTTATTGATATTGCAGAGTGGAATCCGGTATCTAAACGCTTATGTGGATCTGCTAAATTAGAAAATACGTTTAATTGTATTCAGAGCAAATTGAGTCCTGAAATCCGAAAAGTTCTAGAACATCTTCCTCTAGGCGAGGCTCACGATCCTACTATGGATGCTACCATGACTTTAGTAGTTGCGATGTTTTCTGCCTCCCATCATCGTCGGGGCGGGATTTAGATTGGTCATGCCCCAATACACTCCGAGAGAGTATAAGAGCATCATAGGAATAGCCCACAGACGTGATGTCCAGTTAGGATATTTGGTTACAACCTGATGATAAATTGCCCATCCTAGACAATAGCCAGAAAGAAGGAGGACAACCAACGCAAAAATACTCATTTATTATGAACAACGTTTTTAGTGTGTACAGACACCTTAAAAATGTTATTTACAAAATTATCTTGCGGTCTTGGGAACTTAAGCGGTCTTGGGAAGACTCTTTAAGCGGTCTTCACGTAGTGGACCTTGAGGAAACTCTGAAGATTTAGGTAAGTCACCTCATCCTTGTCCTTGGTGCGCAGAAGTTTGGCCAGTTTGGTGTCAGGCACAATGCGACGCTTGAACTTGGGGTCAAAGCAGTTGTGCTCCTTCACGTAGGCGGACACGAACTTGGTCACATCAGTCTGAGAGCGCTGGCTCTTGGCTGGTAGACCCATGAAGGTGCACATCTCGTCAGTCAGAAGACGGGGCTTTAGGAAGGCGTTGTTCTTGCGACGAGCCTCCCAGATTGCGCGGTCCTCAGGAGATAGAGTGGCAGGATCTACCTTGCGACGACGCTTGGAGTCACGAAGTTCACGCTTTACAGCCTTGGATACCTCAACTAGGTCATGAGATACAGCGGCCAGGCGAGAAGTCAGGTCGGACTTCAGAGTCTTCAGGGTCTCCTGTAGAGAGGTCAGTACAGCATCAGCAGTACGAGTCTCAACCACAGGGGCAGGGGTAGGAGCGGCCACTACAGGCACGACGACGGCTTCTACGACAGGCTTTGCGGTCTTGGCAGTCTTGGCAGGCATCTTGTTTGCTTTAACAGAAGAAGAAGGAGCAGACATTTCTAACGCGGTTATACTTGGTATAATCGTGACCTGTTTAAATCATATTTGTTGGAGGGCGCCGAACATAATGTAAGCAAGAGGAAATTTATTCTTGGTGGTTCGCAAAATATATAAAAGCGTACTCAGAAGTTGAAAAAGAAGAAAATCGGTATGAACATCAGTTACTTGCTTTGTCAAACATGTTTCAATCACAAATAAATGTCTGCGTCTCTGAACTGTTTGAGATTCCAGCATTCTTGCTTCAATGTGTTGATGAGCATTTTCAGTAAAAGAAAGGATAGATGTTCTAGACATATATTCGAATCGAGTGTAGGATACAGGTTCATAGGTTTCATCTTCTAGAATATGTACAAGATCAACCGCTTTCTGATGCAAAGATTGTGGGATCTTAATTGTTCTGCGATACCAGCAAAGATCTTGTAATTCTCGGATTCGTTTACGTGTTCCTCGGGAAAAGGGTTCATTGGTATACGGATTTTTAGGATGTTCTTCTTGCATTAATTTGAATATCGTATCCAATCCAAACCACCATCGTTTTCCACTTTCTGAAAAAGAAAAGAAGTTCATCGGATGTTGTTTTTCCTTTTCTTCCAGGCTAACTAATTCTTCCTCATTGTGATATCCAGATCGATCAAAGGAATGTTCAGCAAGTTTTAAAAAGTGTCTGACCATCCATCCTCTCCATATTTTTTGAATTTTGGTCGCCGGTTCATTTTCAGTGTCTTCGGGTACCCATATAACCTTACTCTTGCTTTTTGCATGTCTTCCACAAAAGTTGATACCTTTCAATGCTTTTAATGAGCAACGATCCCTAGATAAGCGATTTTTTGTGGCTGAACACTTCATTCTTATCTTAATTGTAGTAGTTTCTTGAAAACGGATTTACACATTCGTTACCAGATAACAGTAAAGTCAGAATGTCTACCAACGCAGTAATTCATGCAAGCAATGCCAATATCAGCGAGGTCTCCTTCACGGAGCCCAAGATTAACAAGCAGGGCGGTAAAGGAGTACAAATGCGCTACGGAGGACAGTCTCTACAACTTCGTCTACCAAGGATTTCCTTTCCTGCTGGTCTAATCCAGCGCGAGGATCCTAATACGAGGAATGTAACGTATACCCTGATCGCTTCCCTCAAGGGTTGTGATCCGTTCGCTCGGGAGCGATCAGATGATCCGGCAATCGGACCTCTGTACAACTTTATGCTAGATCTTCAGGAGAAGATGATCGCATGGGGTACCGAGAATAGCGCCAAACTATTTGGCAAGAAGCGTTCTGAAGAGTCTATCCGAGACAGTTTCAAGAACATGCTCAGCGTGTCTACAGACAAGCAGGGAGATGAGTACGTGCCTAACGGTAAGTATCCTCCTTCTCTGCGTCTCAAGATTCCCGTGTACGACGGTCGCGTCGACATGGATGCAGTGGATGGTTCTATGAATCCATACGCTCTGACTCCCGATTCCCTACAGTCCGTATTTCAAAAGTACGTACAGGCGAATCTAGTCATCACTGGTTCTGTCTACATTATTGGACAGTCCTTTGGTGTCTCTTGGCGAGTCAAGAACAGTCAGGTCTTTCAGCCATCTCGTCAGAGTGCTGCATCGATCTTCACTGCTGAGGAGGAGACTCCTGTTGAGGAGGTTCAGGAGGAAACTCAGGAGACTCCTGTTGAGGAAGCACCTCCTGCCGCTGGTGGCGGTGGAGGACGCAGACGCCGTGCTCAAGCGTAAGCCTAGAGTTCGCAGCACTGTAGATGACTAAAGAAGAATCTACAAAAAAAGGGTTGGAGGAAACTTCAATTTTTTTCACTGATTTGCACTCAAATCGTGAAAAAGATCTGGTTCCACATTCAGTACATTCCCATGCTTCTGGGATACCGTTGACCACGTAGTCTGGAGTCACAAGTCTCCCATGTAATTTTAAGAGAATATTACCTGCAGAAGCGTCCTGATACGCTTCAGGTGTCATCTTTTCATATAATGATCCTTCCATAGTCCAGTCTTCTTGCAATAAAGTTCCAAAAGGTGTATCCCGAAACCACAAGGCTTCAAATACAGAAGGATCATCCATATCATGTTCTGCAAGACCTACACGTTGTAAAGAATCATCGTACAACCAGTAGACATCCAGGTTCCATTTGGTATACGATCTGTCTATCGCTCCTCGGTACACTTGTTTTCCAGAATATGACCATTCTGAAGCATCATAATCTTCATCATGTTCTAGAATGTCTGCTGACACATTGGTGTACACTAATTCGGGTCTCAGAATAGAATACATTTGATTAGTTGAAGGAAACTTTTACTTGAACACTGTGCGTAGACAGTTTATCAGATGCGCATTGAGAAATTTCATGACGTTTATTTACTTGTTTGGAAGCATGAATACGGGCTTCCATATCTTTGTGAATCTCTTCACGATGAGTATACATGTGATCCAGAATACCATCAGAAATAATCCATTGAAAGAAGTTTAGTTGGCCTACCGTAGTATCCATATCAGCGAACTTGATTCGGCGGCATCGGCAAAAAGGATCGAACATTTTTTTGCTGTACGCTTTGAGGTGGCTTTTGTAAGAGAGGTACACTATCACATACTTCCCTTGGTTGTCGAATGACACATTGTGCATCTTCGCATAATTCGTGACAAACCAATCGATCAACCTTAAAGAAAGAACCGATTCTCCCGAGAGGACGGCTTTTACCTTCTGGAGGTTCTCCGGTACTGCATAAAATTTTTCTAGACGATGTAGAACCCATTGTTCTTGACTTTGTATTTGGTCCATTACTTAAGTAAAAATCCTCTCTTAAAATGATAATGGACATATTCTATAACCCCTATATTCTAGTTATTTTCTTTATTATTTTTCTAATTGCGTATTTCGTATATCTGGATGTTGAAGGATCATTTGCTAATGAATTTTTACACTTTGGTCCTGGAGGATCAGTTGTTAATTCTGCTCAATTTATGGGGATTACGCTAGACTCATGGTCTAAAGTTCTGACTCTATATGTTATCTGCTTTACAACTGGATTACTATCAACTCATTATGATAATGTAGTTACAACAACAATTATTAATCGATTAACAGACCCAAATGTGAGTTCTATTCCATATTCTCAAGCAGGAACGTATGCGGTTGTTCTGATTGATCCATTGATCATGCATTCCCTAAAAGTGATTGAATTTTTTGCTACATTGACTCTGCAGTTTCAATTTATTTTACCACTGGTTGTCGGTTCTTATCTTGGTGGACTACCTACTGTACTAAATATCTTATCATCCAAAACGTATACGAGTTAAAGTATGGTAACCTAACTATATAATGCAACAGATTATTGATGATCTTATTCGCGACTATGGTGATTGTAACCAGAGAACCGATGCCTGGCATGATCGCAGATCTAATATGCTGACCGCATCTGAAATTTCTAAGGCTAAATCGACAGCAACTGCAGCATCCCGTCGTGAATTGATTCTTTCAAAATTGACACCCAGAGTAGGAGGTTCTGGTGGTGTAGCATCTCTAGATTGGGGAACACAATTTGAAGAAGTAGCAAAAGAACTGGTTGAACAATCGGGGGTCCAGATTAGAGACCTGGCTTGTGTTCAACATCCTGAATATTCTTTCCTTGGCGCATCACCTGATGGTTTGCTCCTAGGAACAGAACGGCATGGAAGATTGATTGAAATTAAATGTCCCATTTCTCGTGAAGTTGATCCAGGGGCTCCAATTCCAGATTCTTATTATGATCAAATTCAACTTCAACTTGCATGTACAGGACTTCAAGAATGCGAATACTCTGAATTTAAATTTGTCAAACATTCTTATGCCGAATGGACAACTAAAGAAGGTATCAAATCATGTTTTGCAGTCAATAATGACACAAGAGCAGTGACATATAAAAAACTAGAAGATACCCGAACAATTCAAGAATGGATGGTATCTTTTATGGAAGACCGACTAGATTGGGATGTGGTATACTGGTCCCTGGGTGCCAGAAAAGATCTTCTTATTCAAAAAGATACTGAATGGTTTTCTAGTAACCTGCCCTCCTTTGCATCGGTATGGCAAGAGATTGTTCAGTACAGAACAGCAGGGACTTTGCCTCCTCCGCTCAAAACCATTTTAGACCTAGACGCTATGTAATACCAAATGAAGATCTTGTGTCATCAAGATGAATATAAATATATGAAAGAATATGTAGAATCCTTTGCAGATGAACACGAGATTGTTCAGTATAACAATGACACTAAATTTGAAGAAGATGACTATCTTTGCGTTCGTCGTATTCCGAATCTTCCTTCTGGATCTAAAATAAAATTTTTGAATACAGAACAACTTTGTGTTCCCGAAAAACTGGCTCAATATAAATCTTTTATTTTTATTGCAGATGAGGTGCTCGATTATTCTGAAGAGAATGTTAAACTAGCTGGTGGAACTCATTTTCCCTATAAAGAAAACCCTCTTGAAACTGAAAAACTTCGTGGATATCTAGATGTTCCTAAAGAATATGACGTAGTGGTTGTAGGAACACAATCTGAGCGTCGTAAACAGATTATTAATGGATTGAGATCACAGTTTCTGCGTGTACATTGGATTACAGATTTGTTTGGCGATGAACGTGACAAACAGATCGGTAAGGCTCATATTCTGTTGAATCTTCACTTTTCTGATACCTATCAAGAATTTGAATCCATTCGTTGTAATCGTTGGAAATGGGCTGGGATGAAAGTTTTGACTGAACCTTGTACTCGTGTTCCTGATGGAATTTCAGTTGTTGGAAAAGACTGTCTCTACCAAAAACTAGTCAAAATGCTCGGAGATCAGAAACTTCCTCTATATAAAATTGGTCTCTCCATGATTGTCAAGGATGAATCACATATTGTTCATGAAGTTCTCCAATCCTCTCTACCTTTTATCGATACATTCTGTATTCTGGATACAGGGTCTACTGATAATACAGTTCAAATTATTCGAGACTTTTATGCGTCTAAAGGAATCCCAGGTGAAGTTCATGAAGGAGATTGGAAAGGATTTGGTAAATCAAGATCTGAAGCACTTGCTCTGTGTACCGGAAAGATGGATTACATCTTGATGATTGATGCGGATGATCTGATTGAAGGACCACCCAATGTCAAAGAGTTTCTTCTAAAAGCACTGTATACAACTAGTCCTAATGCAGCAAATATTCATATTCGTCGAGGTACGCTAGAATATGAACGAACACAACTTTTTAAGGCAGGAGATGGATGGAGATATGAAGGTGTTCTCCATGAATATCCAACAAATGACAAAACAGGTAATGTGCACGTCAGACTTCCCAAAGAAATTTGGATGAGCGGAAGAACTATTGGGGCTAGATCTATGCTTCCTGGAAATAAATATCAACGTGATGCAGAAACTATCTTGAAAGCGTTGGATGATGAACCTACAAACACTAGATACATGTTTTATTTGGCACAATCTTATCGTGATGCCGGAATGAAAGATGAGGCTGTGACCTGGTATACAAAACGTTTTGAGATTGGTGGGTGGTTTGAAGAACAGTATATTTCTGCTCTGAATTTGACCCGTCTTCTTGAATCAAAAGAATGGGCATGGAAAGCACACGAAATTTGCCCTCAAAGATCTGAATCTTTGGTTTCTTACATGTCTTTCTGCAGAGCAAGGGGAAAATGGTCACGTGAACTTCTATCTATGGCTTTGTACGCATCCATAATTCCTAAACCTGAAGGTAGTTTTCTTTTTCTGGAGGCTGATAATTATGATTGGAAAGTATGGGATGAACTTTCAATTATAGCATCCTATACTAAATCCTTTGATATTGCTAAGACAGCATACACCCGTCTTCTCAAAGACAATAAGCATCCTCCCGAACAAGATGCTCGTATTCGTAATAACTTTAAACAGACACTTATGTTGGCACAAATGAGTTGAACAGATTGACTCTGAAAGGGGTTTCAATTCCAGTTACAGCAGGAATACCTAGATCTGAAGGTGGTTTGACGTTATTTGTGACCTGCGCATAAGATGAATCCTTATTAGCATCCGTTCTTTGCATATTGGTAGTATCAACAAGTTCCAAAGAAAAGGGCTCCCAAGTTTTTGTCAGCATAGCTAAAACAACAATCGTGGCAACACCTAAAGCAATCCATGAAAGTTCTTTCATTTACATCTAAAATGGAAAAGATTTAGAGTTACCACAAGAATAAAAAGAATGGAAGACAAAGCCTTGATTACTTTGAAATCTATGCTAGAGTCTCGTGGACAAAAAGTTGGAGAACCAGAACCATTGGCATCTGTTTTGGATGAAACACGTATGTACAAGATCGGTGAAGTTCTGATAATCTTCAGTGATAAAAGTCGTATCAATGAAGCCAATCTGTCTTCCTATATCAAATTCTCTTCAGAAAATGGCTATACTAACGGAACTATTGTTGTGTCCGTCATTCCATCTTCTGAAAAGATTATGAATACTGTTCGTGGATATATCTCCAAAAAAGAGAATCCATTGCTACAGATCTTTGATATTCTTCGTCTTCAAACTGATATTTCTAAACATCGTAAATATGTTCCTCATCGAATCCTGAGTAATCAGGAAACTACCCTGCTTGAACAAAAATTTGCGATCACAAAACCACGTGAACAACTTGCATGGATTGATTCTCAAGATGCGGCGGCTAAATGGATTGGTGCTCGTCCTGGGGACTTGATTGAAGTGGTGAGATTTTCTGAATCAGCAGGCGATTCGCGTTCATGGAGATATTGTGTAGCAAATACTACAGAGTAAATAAATGGACACGACATGGAGTTCAGCAAAATCTGTTTATCGTGATAATTCTTTGCAATATAAGTTAACAGGTGAATCCAAATATAAAGTTGTGGCAGATCAGGCTATGGCTACCATGAACAAGATTTTGGACTCTCAACAAGGAAAACATCCGGAAGAATTACATACTGACTACTTGAAACAACAAGATCAACTCACAGGTGCTCTGATGAAACAACCATCACCTACTTATACCGCCACACCATCTATGACGTGGCAGTATATAACGTTGGGGTCGCTTGCGATAGTATTTTTTGCCCTCCTAGTCGTATAATTATATATACAATAGTCACGATAGATAATGCTAGAAAAAATAAGAGCAAGTTAAATTGCCATTTAACATTTTTAATCTTATCTTCATCTTCGTTCAGAATCATATCTAGAGTTTTCTTTCTGTCTGTTGATTCCTGCACTTTCAAATATTCTTGCTGGATTATCTTTAATTCAGATTGAATATCATGGGTAGGCTTAGTTGCAATAATTTCACGGGCTTGTTTTGCTAGTTCAGAGTTTAAGTCCAACAAATGCTGGATTAATTCAGGCTGTTTGTCGGGACTTGCTTGTCGAGCCTCACGCATGGTATCATAATATTTCTGCTTTGTTTCTGCGTATGAATCCATTATTTTATTGCGTCATAATAAATGCCGAATCTTGATTCTACTGGAAAGTTTGGTCGGTCTATGGATTGTTCTCAATTACTAGAGTTCAAAAAGAAGTATAAAACTCTTCAACAACAAGATGCTAAGACTCCTAAAGGTGATCAAAGACAGAAACCTGCCTTTAACTCTAATAGGGTAATTGGAGGTGATTCAGAAAATGGTGCTGCATGGTATTACCTTCAACCTGGAAATGCCCTAATCTATAGAAGATTCTTCTGATCAGAATATAATAATGAGTGCTTTTGACTCTTTGACTGATCAAATTAATGGACTCTTACAAGTTGACCCATCATGGAAGTCTATTCCTGGTGGATTATCCAAGGTATCTACATCATCTCTTGGATTTTCATGGGGAATATCTTCCCAGAAACTTTACTATTGTCGTCTTCCGTGCTCTGGTGAATGGACTAATGTTCCGATCGCCGATTCAGCACTGGATGTCACAACTGATGATAATAATGTGTATGTTCTAGGTAACTCTACATTCATGTTCAAGGTGGCATCCAATATGGAAGATTGGGTTGTTGTTCCAGTTCCTTCAGGTGTCGTATCCATTCTGTCCACCTCATCTAATATTTGGGCTCAAGATGCTGGAGGAAAGAAATGGAGATTAGCTAAACCTGGAACGACAGGAAATTGGGTTTCCGTAGATGATACCTCAGGTACTATCATGACTTCAGCATCTGGATCTTCTTTATACGGAGTCAAATCAGGGGTAGCAGTAAAATCAGATGAGTCTTTGCAATCAGGATGGTCACCTCTAGGTGAATTTGAAGGACCAATGTCTAAAGTATTTGGAGATCTGGATAAGACAGCAGTGTACGGATTAGATTCTCAGAATTCTCTATCTAGATGCGCCAACGGATCATGTAAACCTGTAGATACACCAGGTACACCTCAAGATCTGTCTATCGATACCAAAGGCAATTTATGGATGACAACAACAACTCAGGGCTTAAAAGGAAACGTCTACACAAAGACTGATTCATTAGAAATTCCTGATACATCCGAACTCGATAAACAACGTGATGCGGTTATTCATGAAGCAGAGATAAATAATCAAAAACAATCAGTATCCAAAGTTTTAGAAGAAGTCATTCAATTTTTCAAAAATCTTTTGAAAAAACCTGAAGATACGAAGAAAGAAGAGGCTAAGATTGTCCAGAATAAAGAATACATTGATCGTATGCAAAAAATAATTCCTGCTATGATACGTATTCTAATCTATATTGGTGCTGTGGCTATTTTATATCTTTTCTTTGGAGGTCTAGATTGGATTACTCATTTGGCAGCAATCGCAATTTTGGGCTACGGAGTTTACGATGTTTATTTACAAACAAAACAATAAGATGGAACCTATCCAAGATGCCAAAAAGAAAGCAATCGAAGATGCTCGTCAAGCAATGAAGAATGCTACACCTGAAGCATATCCTCAAGCTCGTATTCATTACTTTACTTTGAAAGAAGGTCAAGGGTGGCTGCGTACTGAAAAAGAACGATTGGCCGCAGCAGAAACTGATCCGTTACTCCGAGATCTGGATAACCGATATGAAAAATCTAAGACAAGAGCACCACCAAAAAAAGTTGATGCAGAATCTCGATACCTTCATCGTCGTCTTATGGAAGAAAAAGATAAGGTAGGTGTTGCACTGAGAAATGCAGAATTGAGTTCTGTAGGATTACCACAAACATCTTTGATGCCATACATTCTGGATATCCTGATTGCAGTACTTGGTGTTGGATGCGTATATCTTCTCTTATCCGGAAAAGCGTCCCGTATCATGGGAATCTTTCGGCCAACTAATACAATATGATTCAGTATCTAACCTTGATCACTTTGATAATTGTCATGTATTATGTATCACTATGGGATCGCGGTCGTGAAGACTTTAAAGATGGAAAAACAGATACAGTCACAGATTTCTATGATTCCATGTATGCCGAAGTATATAACGCTTTGTGGCATTCATCTAAGACCGTAAATGAATTCGAACAGGTAACCATTCAAGAAGCCTTATTAGCCGGAAAGCAAAAGAATTCTTTGAAAATTCTGGATATTGCTTGCGGTACTGGATTTCATTCATGTTTCTTTAAAAAGTTAGGAGTTGATTATACTGGCTTAGATCTTTCTGAAGCCATGTTAAACCAAGCAAGGAAATCATGTCCTAACCAGAAATTTCAAAAAGGTGATGCTACAGTTGCTACCACATTCGGACAAAAATCTTTTTCAGGTGCTTTACTTCTAGGTTTCGCAATCTACGAATTCAATCCTAAAATTATTTTAGATAATGCGTTTTCTTGGATTGAACCTGGTGGATCTATGTTGGTCCATATTGTAGATCCTGATAAGTTTGATCCTTTACTTGATTTGGCTTCTCCCTTTGCAGCCTTTTCTCTGCAAAAGTATTCTTATGAACGTGAAACTAAATCTCAAATCTATTTTGATCAGTTCAAATACACCGGAGAGTTTCATAAGAAAATGAATGATGAGGCGGCGACGTTTTCAGAGTTGTTTACTTTTTTTAATCCTTCTAATGATGGAACGAAATATCGTGAACAAGTTCATAAATGGACTATGCCTTCTATAGAATCAATGATCGAACTCATTAAGGCTGCAGGTTTCCGTGTATCTGAAAAAATTGATTTAGTTTCAGTTGGTAAAGAGTACCAGTATTTGTTTTTACTGTCAAAGTAATAAAATGTTAAAGATTGGAGATATTGTTACTAGAGGTTCTGAAAAAGGTACCGTAGACAGCGTTTCTCCTCTAAAAATTCGCAAATATGGTGTTCAACCAATTGCGTATTATTCTAATCCAGTAGAATCCGAGTGGTCAGGAAATCCTCCTGAACCGGCAGTTGTAAAATCTGTACCATTCGGTACAAAACAGTCAAATTATGGAACGTTTGCAGGTAGACGTCGTAAATCACGTAAAAACAAACGTAAAACCCGTCGTCACAGAAGATAATGGACGTTCATGATCCCCGTAACGTTACAGATTTCCAGAAATTTACTTTTTCTGGACATCTGCGCACACATGTGTACAAAGTTCTGGACGAGAATGTGAAATTGGGTCATGCTGATTATGCATGTTTTTGGACCTTGGAACTTATTTGTTCAGGGTTGACTCATTCTTTTTGGAATACGATATTCCTATCTTCAGCAGTTCACATTAATCGTGCTGCCCCCAATGTCTTTTTGTACCTGGTCCGCAAATATGAAGAGTTTAATCCTATTGAATCTGGATATTCAGTGATTCAGATGACAGATATTCGTAACCATCCTCAAGCACGTCAATTAGTTTGTGAAGTTGCTGCAACGGTAGCCTTATGCCGTAAATTGAAACTACCTGTGTTCCCTAAAATCAAACCTGAACATGATTTTACACAATTGGTGATTCAAGAGAATTTGAAATCTACATCTAATATGTTTGCTCGATCAGTTATTAAGCAAGAAGATCCATTAGAATTTTTTGTTCCAGTCAATGAATTGATGTATTCTTTGCGTCCTGAATCTCGTGATGTATCTCGGTGTTTGTACTGGAGTTCATGGATTCTGACCTACGCGGCTAAATGGAAGCAAGATAAGAAAGTATATTTGGATTGTGCGTATAGAACGAATGATTATGTTGAAGAAAAGTATTTGCGTTCACCTGTATGGATTCTGTGGGGATGTATTCACGAAACTGCTCGCAATTCACCTACTCAACAATATATTGATGCCCTATACAAACTGTATTGCCTGAGATGGGCTAAAGGAGATCTAAAAAAGAGGTTGCCCTTTTTTACAACTGCTGTTCTTTTGTTATGCGAACCTGTAGATATGAATTACCAAGTTCCTCAAAGTATTTCAACTGTTCAAGATGTGACAACGAATATTCCTCAATGGATTCAAGCAATAGTAAACACTAAAAAATCTTTTGCTTAAAGTATAAATGAACCATAAAGTCAAGGCTGCGTTAACTCTGGGCGTGCTCTTCTTTCTCCTTTCTTCCCCATCTGTATATGGTCTGGTTGATTCTCTGGTCCCTGGAACCGCGTACGGTGGTAAACCTACCACTCAAGGTCTAGTCATTCATTCTCTAGTTTTTGCAGCTCTAGTGTATCTGATGATGCCTAAGGCTTAATTTTCTTGACTTTTTATGTTTACGACGTCTAGTTTTACGACGCTTTCCACCAAGTTCTCCATGACGCAGAGCCTTATCGGCATCAGAAAAATTAGTTGGACCACCTATTAATGTATCTTTTCTGGGTTGGGGAATTGGTAACCCAGCCATTTTAAGAATATTTGTAGTGGCAGGATTATGTAATGCTAAACCAGTTGCTTTAGAAACACTCTGTTGAACTGCTTCACTTTTCCTTCTCTCAATCTCGGATGCTGGAAAAAATAAAGTTTGATCAAACGTAGTCGAAATTGCGTGTTTATAATCAGGATGATGATTATCCATTTCGACTGTCACTCGGTTTGCGGCAAACCTCGTATGAGTCGCAGGAGTATAATTAGGAACTTGAGTTTGTTTTTTTATTAAAACACCTGGTAAATTTCTGAATAGTATTTCTTCAGGACTGCCAAATTTAGGGTCAATTACCGTCAACTGAGCAGGAGATAATTTACCTTCGTCTCTAAATATACTTATCAAGTAATGTCTTCCAACTACTAAATCTTTAAAAGCTACTGGAGTCTGCATTTAATTTTAATATTAGATTTTAAAACGAATTAGAGGTAGTGTACATAATACAGTGAAAAAATGAAACTACTATTCTTTGATACGGAGACAACAGGTCTTCCAAAGAGTCGTGAACCTGCATACAAAGGTCCTAATAATTGGCCACATATTGTTTCTATTTCTTGGGTTCTTCAAGATGGAGATCGCACGGAACGTAAATCGTTTATTGTAAAACCTAACGGATGGACAATTCCTGATGAATCTACCCAAATTCACGGAATCACACATCAACGTGCTGTAACAGAAGGAAGTTACCTAAGCGATGTAATGCTTCAATTCCTTCTTGTTGAACACGATTATATCATTGCCCATAATCTGGACTTTGATTTGAATGTGATCATAAATGCCTGTCTCTGGGATCTTGGTATTGCTATGCCAGATTTTGGACGCAGATTTTGTACGATGAAATTCTCAACCGATTTGCTTCGTCTTCCGCTAGGCAATGGACGATCAGGATGGAAATCTCCTAAACTATCTGAACTCTATAAATATGTCATGAATAAAGATCCTCAAGGACAATTGCACAATTCTGCGTACGATACGGAACTATTGGTAGAAATTGTGAATAACTTTCGACCCTTCAAAGCCATTTTAGGTTTACTTGGACCCGCAGATATTCCAGTAAATGAAACTAACCAAAGAACCCGCACCATCATCCTTTAAGGCTCAATCATACAAAACTATCTATGTGTGGGCAATAGACGGATGGGTGTACGATGTGGTCGCCAGAACTCGAATGCAGTTTTTTTCAGGTCCGGATGGACTGCAAATGAACAAAGAGTCATGGTGTGTTCTCCAAGAACCTTTATTTACAGAAGAAGTTGAAGTTCATGTTTTGGATGAGCATTCATGGATTGAATCAGGTGAATTATTTACGATTGAAAAGGGACAGAATTGATGACAGACAGGATGCTGGTTTTACAAGTGCTAGAAGATCATGTGCTACAGTTTTAGGATCCTTTTCTAGTTCGGCTTTCAATAGTTCAAGAAGTTCTTTGTAGGGAATCGCCTTCACAACTTCTTCGACTGTACGAACAGCAAGATTAGTTGCTACTACAGTTTCATCATCAGATTCAGGAAGCGCTTGTGTTCGTGTTTCGTCCATTTATAATTATACTTAGAAAATTACTATTCTGTAAATTCAAATTTGATTGGTTTATGATCTGAAATGTATTTATCTCTTGGAAGCATTGAAGCGATCTGATTAATTAATTCTGATACTTCTGCCGATGGCGGTTTTCGAGAATCAAATGTTTTAATTGTATCAATTTTAGATAGACATAATTGTAAAAGTTCTTGGCTTAATATTTGTTCATCATACAGTATTTGCCCACCATAATCTTCAATTACAGTCAATGTTCCAGCTAATTGTTTGGCAAGAATGTGATCAGGAGATATTGGAATCTTACCACCAGTATTTATGAACGTAGGTGTTTCATCTTGATTCGTTGAAAATCCAGATTCAGTTAAAAATCCAAGTTCTGTAAGAGATTTATTCATATCGCCTCCAATTATTACTGATTCACTTCCAAGAGATCCTAGAATAGCTGTAAGTTTTTCTTGAATAAATGCTTGATCAAACTCATAATATAAATGCACATTTATTAAATTTACAATAACTCCATCAAGAGAAACTTTTACATGTACTCCATTTTTTCTAACAATTTTTTCCTGTTGATCTTCTAACCCTTTCATCAACACTAGATCTTTTTGTTCGACTGGTTGAATTCCCTTTGGTAATAAAATTGCTCGGAATTCTTGTCTTGAAAAATCATTATATCCTTGAAAACTCCCTTTCCAGATTTTTGGAATTTTTAAGATATCACCTTCAGTATTTGCGATAACTGTATGGCTTGTAATTTTATCTAGGGTAGGTTTAGATACTTCTTGTAGAAAAAAGATAGATGACGCATTTTCATTTAAAAATGTCAAAATTCTCCCCTCTCTCCATTCAATATAACGTTGTTGATCAGCCATTCCTATGATATCGGAAAATTTAGGTTTATCTTTACCATCTTGTCCTATAATCGATGTAATTATAGCTGCTCTGTTATCCCCGGACGCTAAAATATTATCCATTAAATTGCCAAAAGTAATTTTGGTAACTACAAATTCTGGATTTAAAATATTAAAGCTTATTACAGAAGGTTTAGCTCCACCTCGATATCGCCTTCTTCTTGATCGTCTCTTTACTTTTTTTATTTTTTTACTTAAGTATTTCTTAGTTTTTCTCATTTGTTAAATGCGCATATTAAAAGACTATTGAAATATGGGTAATTAACAAATGCTTTTTTTGGATGTGATCTACATATCTTTGGCAACAATTGCAATCATGGTTCTGATCCAAGTTCTGTTATACGTCGGAGTCAGGATCGTCTACCCCCCTGAGCCACGTATTATTTATCGTGAAGTTCCTGTCTATGCGCAACCTACCAGTTTACCTGAACAACCCGTTCAAGAAGTAAAGATACCTGAATATGAACCTCGTGAACAGATTTCGGGAGGTCTACGGCTGGACCCCCAATTACCACCTGGACTCAAAGAAACCCGACCAGAAGGTCTCTAATTGGATTTTGTTCTCATATGATCCGGATCCTGTATGTTTGTGGATTTCTGGAACTACAGTAAAGAAACTGTATTGTGGTCTAGATGAACGTTTATGTGGCGATACGATCTTTCAAGCAGAGTATAAGGATGGAACCTACATTATTCATGATTTGTTTATGCTTAACTCTTGCCGTGTCTTTGATAGGTCAACGAAGGAACAGCGGCGCAAGTGGCTCGAGACGGTCGAATTCTATAACGTACGAGGACTAGATGAGATCAGAGTATCCAAAGGAACTCGAGTAACTCGTTCAGACATACCTGATGTCTACCTGATTCCTGAGGGCTACATTCAGGTTCCTGATATCGAAACTTCTGAGTATCTGCGTTCATTGGGAGATTCATTCGATATTCAATTGGAAGAACGAGATGGGCTCTGGTTCGTAAAAAATCTTTGCTTAACGTAAATGGTAAAACGAAGAAGTCATAAAAGACGCCACCGCAAGACAGGACGTAGACGGACTATGCGTGGCGGGTTTTATGGTGCTGCGGGTGCTCTAGCCCCAGGAGCAATGGAATGGAAAGCAGGATCTGAATATGGTGCTGATATGGCCAATCGTGCAGGAAATACAACTGCTTGGCCTTTAGCTAAACCTGGTAATCTTCAACCAGCAGCATTATATGGTCGTGGACGTGGACGTTCTCTAAGAAGACGTAGAATGCGTGGCGGTGGATCTTATGGTGCTACTCGCGCCGAATTCCGCGGATCGGGATATCGTGGACAAATTAATGTGTCCCAAGGTCAGGCCAAGACCGCTCCAGGTCCAAATGATCACCGCCTAGGAGCATTCAATGATGGCAATAAAGGATTTGGGGGCTTTGCAGGATTATTCCCCAAGTAAGTAACAAATGACTGATTCAGTTCTTGCAGGTATTCTCTTTTTAGGAGTAACATACTATTTACTGAAAAAGAATGTTCCCCAAATGTTGATCTGGGTTGTCTTAGGTTACCTAGTAGCCTTTAACTGGATCCATTCATCTCGTACAGTAGCTGTGTTAATTGGAATTGTAACTGCATGTGCTGTTTGCTATTACAGTACTCGCGAATACTTTGAACAGGAGAAACTAGATGAAAAGAAAGAGTCGGATCCAAAAGAGCCAGAGCCTACAGGTAAGTCTACCCCACATGTAGATTTGGGTACTACTATTTTACATGCATATCGTAACTTAACTCCTGAACAGATCGGAGGAATGCGTCGCGATACGAAAGAATTAATGGGTCTTCAAAAAGAACTAATGGGTACTTTGGCTGAAATGAAACCTGCTATTGAACAGGGTGCTGAACTTCTGGGCACGTTCAGTCAATTCTTTGGGAAACCTCAGTAACGACGACGAGTCTTACGACGACGAGTCTTACGACGATGGGTCTTACGATGCTTACGACGACCTCCTTTCTTTGTTTCACCTCTTACTGCTGCAAGTGCCGCCGGATCTAAACCATGCTTTTCCCTTTTAACGGGTAGACCAACTAAAGCATGCTGTCCCTTTTCTCTCGTTATTTTTCCTGGCATTTTGTTTTAAACGCAAGATAATCTTGTCATAGCATCGGCGTAGACCAGAGTATGGTAATCACGATCATTAGTAGCAATCCATGGTCCACCTACTAATCTGACCAAAAATTTCCAGTACCACACATCAGCACTCAGTTCTTGGTAGCGAAACAGGTTTTTCCATAAATCTAGACACTTCATTAATGGTAAAATATCCATTGCTGAAGATTGACCAGAAAAGATAATCCATACAGGGTACAGGATTAAATCAAATAGAAGGACTACAAAATCCATAAGATCTTCAGGCATAAATAGTTTTCGCAAATCAAGATATTCGTAGGCTAAATCAAAATAAGGTTTATCAGGAACACTGAGTCCTCGATTCATTTTTTGTAGAGATTCTGATTCGGGAATCATTCAATTTGTATACCGTCTACAGGAAAATCTTTCTTATCAAACGATTCAGCACAGATGTACGACCATTCTATTTCACAAAAGACTTCTTGTAGTAATTCTAGAGTAATCAGGTTTCCGTGGACAACATATTGTGATACCTGTTTCGTGTAATCAGTTTCTCCAGAACCGATCCATATCCATGGACATTTAGGTTTTTCGTCAAGACGTTCAAAACGGTCAGTATCACGAACAAATACGTCATCAGCATGCCACACTTTTGTCTTGGATACAGTTTCACCTATATAGGTTCTGGATACAGTTTCGCACAAAATAGTATCTTCTGGAACGGTTACTGTCCATTGAAGTGGTTCTACACCTGTTCCCAGTCTTTTAAGATTAGAAGAATGTCTGATTTCATTTGTGTACATATATCTTGCGATCATTCTCCCTAGTCGCAGGAGACAACACAGCATTTTTTCTTAATAGGTTGAGTTTGTTGAAATCGGTGGTTCACCGGCTCCCAAGGTATCAGTCTCCTTCTTTTCCCCAGTAAAATGTTCAACTGCCAATCCTTGTAGACCACGATCTAAGTTGAGACCTAGAGCAATAGATGTTGCCAGAGCAGTGATAATAAATGGGGTAGAAATCACAACCCAAGATACAATTCCCAGATCGACGTCACAGAATGCATCCAGAAGGAGGACGCAGACAATTCCAGACACCAGTTTGACCGCAGCAGTAATATACATACCTAGACCAAGATCTAGACCAATATGTACCATAATGTAAATCAGGTAGAGCACGGCAGGAGGACAGAGATGTTCGATAAACATCATCTTCACGTTGTTTACTCTAGTAAGATAAAAAATGTCTGATGAGGAGAAGATTATGGAAATAGCATTCTGTTCTCGTGAAGAGGCTGAAGCCGCACTCAAGAAAGCAGGTAATGTTTTGGAAGCCGTATGTCTACTTATGGAAGCCCCCGCTCCTAAAAAAGAACGAACGCCACAACAGAAATTCTTTGATGATACTCGTAATGCATTAGCCGAAATAGAGAAAAAGTGTACAGATGTTCTTATCGCAAGTCGACCCTCTGGTTTGGCACCAGACGAGAAGCAAACCCCCCACGAAGAAACTTCTCCACAAAGTAATTGCTCTCCGGAATGTCAGCCTCGCGCTCAGGAATTAGTGGAACAAAAACAGGAAACTGACGGTCCATAATGGTTTGAACACTTTTGCGATTAGGGGTAGAATAGCCGTACTTTACTCTGCTCTGATCTTGAATCGCATCTAAGTCTCCAATCCCCATAAACGGTGTCGTTGCCCATGGACGCTGAAACAATTGTTTAGGACCACGAAGGCGTATGGTAGATGGATCGCCATTACGCATATCAGTTTGAAGATCAATTGCACACCCTCCTTCTGGGGAATTACCAAAATTTCCACGAGGAGTCAGTCCAATAAATTCACCTGCGAATTTTGTGGCAGAACCGTTTCCACATGATTCGGGATTATTAGCAAAATAGGTAGCCTGATTGTTTCTCGCAGACGCATCTACGGATACATTATTGTTACGGGCATTAGCATGAAAAAAAGGGTAGTCCATTCTTATTTGTGGCTTAGAAAGAAATGTTTCTAAAATATATAATCAATGTCTTGGGGGTATCACTTAATTCTAGATTCATCTAAGTGTATGCGAGGAGCCATCCGTTGCCCCGGTATTATCACACAGTTTTCTGATGATCTAGTGAAAAGAATTGATATGGTTCCTTATGGTCGCCCTCAAGTCCAACATTTTGGATCTGGAAATAAGGCAGGATATACATTGGTTCAACTTATTGAAACGTCTAACATTGTAGCCCATTTTGTTGAGGAATCAGATGATATGTACCTAGATGTTTTTAGTTGCAAACCTTATGATCCTATAGTTGTTTCTCAAGTTGTCAAAAAATACTTTAATCCTCTGAGTATGCATCCACGATTTCTAGTTCGTCAAGCCGGACGCTATCCTCTGCTCAGATAAAAAAAGGATTACTCCTTTACTCAAGTTGATCTAAGGCCTCTTTAACAGCCTTACGCCATTCTACTGCATACTCCTCCTCCATCCCTGTCGGCCGAATCTTATCCAGCTGTCGCCAGGCATGAATTGATTTGGAGTCTTTAAGTTCCCCGTATTTCAACAGAATGCGCCAAGGTGGGTTTTCCACCTCTTGTTCCTCAAATGGAGGACGAGAAGAGTACATCCGCTTTGCAGCAACTGGACCTTTAAACTTCTTCATCTCCTCCGGATCGCCAATCATGGCACTCCATCCGGCAGCATCTGTACAGAACGTGTGTCCCAGATCCCAGTCACCATTGGTGCGCTGTACTGTAAACGATCTGCATTGAGCAAGTATCTCAATCCCAGAAATGTCATACGACGTCTCGGGTTTTGCAATCGTGTTACCCATGGTAATATGATCTTCAAAAAATTTCACGAAAAGATTCCGTTTTCTGGCGAACTCCAAAACGAAAAAGGTATCCAGTATATCAACAAGTACAAAAAATGTTTCAACCATGTTCATGGATTGAACAGGATCATAATTTCAAGTATGTGGTAGACACATACGGTCGAACTGGTGAAGGTGATATTGCACGAGTTCGTCTGACAGGATTTCGTCCTTACTTTTATTTGCGTGCTCGTTCTGAAACAGTAGCAGATATTCAATCTATCCTAAAATCATCTAAAGGTACTCCCATTCAAGTAAAAATCACAAAAGAAAAGAAGTTGGATGCTATGTCCGGATTTTCTGATCTGAAACCTATTGATGTCTGGAAACTAGAATTTACTGCTCTCTGGGCATTTAAATGCGCAGCACGTGAATTGAAAAATGCTAGGATTGGTAACCGAACTATTTCTGATGGCGATTTGTTTGAATCTAATTTACCTCCTTATTTACGCCTGTTTCATGAACAGGGATTGAATCCGGCTTCGGCATTCAGTTTTGATGGAACAGAAGAGCAAGATGATGTGCGTGTAGATAAATGTTTTGTCGCATCCTATAAAACCCTGAAACCAGCAAATACAGAAATTCCTTTGTACGTCTTATCCTATGATTTAGAAGTCTATTCTGAATCAGGTCAGTTTCCGGTTGCGGAGAACAGATCTGATGAAATTATTCAGATTGGCTTGTCGACCAGATGGTCTGATGATTTTCTGACACCTGTAGAACGTATTGTCCTGGTTTCAGGAACCTGTATTCCTTCTGATACTGTAAAATACATATCCTGTAAGAACGAAAAAGATCTGTTGCTCAAATTCCAGCAAGTACTCTACCATGAAAATCCTGATATCCTAGTTGGATACAATACGTTTGGGTTTGATGATGGTTACCTTGCTGAACGAGCATCCCTTCTTGGTGTCAAACTTTCTCTAGGAAGAACCGATTCATGGAGTCAAGATAATCTGCCTACCGTAAAAAAGACATTTGAACTGGCTTCAGGAAAATATGCTGTACGCTATCTAGATCTGTGTGGCCGTCTAACTATCGATCTGCTTCTCAGTATTCGTCGTGAACAAACGTTGGATTCCTATAAACTGGATTCTGTAGCATCGACATTCTTACGTGATAAGGTAACTAATTTCGTCATTATTACGGGGGCACCAACTAGGATGTACGAAATTCATACTAAGTCAACACGTGGATTGTTCGCAGGAAACTATGTTCGATTCGATATTGTTACCAATACAAATAACCCTTATGCTGATGGAAAGAAGTTTATGGTGAAGTCTGTCTTCCCTAAAAAGTTTATTGTAGAATTGGATGATTCTAATTACCTGAACACGTTTGATGATATTCCGATTGAAGAACGTTCTAAACTAGAATGGTCTTTCTCTAAAGACGATGTTTCTGCTGCTCAGATGTTTAAGATGCACCGTGGTACGCCTGAACAACGCTCAGAAATCGCAAAGTATTGTATTCAAGATTGTGATCTTGTTCTAACCCTGATGGCCAAATTGGATACTTTGGTTAATGCGCGCGGAATGGCAGATGTGTGTCGTGTTCCGGTAGACTTTATCTTTCTACGCGGACAAGGAATCAAAATCTATTCAGCAGTTGTCTTCTATGCATCTCAGAGAAATCAGATCATACAAACACAAGAAACTATTGAAGGTGATATGTCATACGAAGGTGCTATTGTTCTGCCTCCTAAAATTGGGATGTATCTAGATCAACCTATCCCCGTTCTAGATTTCAATTCTTTGTATCCTACGAATATGATTGCCTTCAATTTGTCACCTGATACACTGGTCTACACAAAAACCTATGATTCGGATGGTCGTCTTGTTTCTCAAACTGGAATGAAAACAGAGTTTCCAGTTGATGAAATTTCATTTGATATTCCTGGTGGACGTAAAACTTGTGGATTCGTTCAAGCAGGTTCTACTCAATTGGTAGGTATGCTTCCATTAACCTTGGATATCCTGCTGAAAAAGCGTAAAGAAACTCGTAAGCAAATGGAAACTGAACCCGATGATGCGCGTAAGTCAGTCTTGAATGGTTTGCAACTTGCCTATAAAACAGTAGCCAATTCTGTTTACGGTCAATGCGGTTCACGATCTTCAGCAATCCGAAAACTTGAAGTTGCTGCATGTACAACTGCTGCTGGTCGTGAAAAAATCTTGTTTGCCAAAGGTATAATTGAGAGTGAGTTCGGAGGTGATGTAATCGCGGGGGACACTGATTCTCTATTCATCAAATTTGTTACCAAAGATCTCGCCGAGTCAATTGACCTCGCAAAAAAAGCTGCGGACAGAATTACGTCCTTGTGTCGTAAACCTTACAAGATTGAATATGAGAAAACCTTCTTTCCCTTTATTCTGTTTTGTCGTAAACGGTATATTGGTCTGATGTACGAAGATGATGTTACCAAATGTAAGAGAAAATTCATGGGTATTGCTTTGAAACGGAGAGATTCAGCACCGGTAGTTAAAGATATTTATGGTGGAGCTTTAGATATTGTTCTGGAACAGCGTAATATTAGACTGGCCGAAGAGTTTGTTAAACGTGAATTAGTCCGTGTACTCAAAAATGAAGTTCCTCTAGAAAAGTTTATTATTACGAAACAGTTGCGCGATGATTATAAAAATCCTGATCAAATTGCTCATCGTGTATTGGCAGACCGAATGACAGCCCGAGATCCAGGAAACAAACCACAAGTTGGTGATCGTATTGCGTATGTCTATGTAGCCGGTAGATCAGGAAAGCAAGGAGACAGAATTGAGAATGTGGAGTATGTCAAGGAAAAAAAGTTAAAACCTGATACAGAACTCTATATCACGAATCAGATCCAGAATCCAGTAGCCCAACTATTTGCGTTGGGAATTGAACAGATTACAGGATACATACCAAAAAAGTATCCTGAGTTTCCTGATCTAGATGAAGAAGACGCTACCTTAAAAGTTCTGGCTCTCAAAGAAAAAGAATTGGATACACTTTTGTTTACAGGAGCATCATACCTCCGTAAAGAAAAACGTGGTCCTCTTGACGCATTCTTCAGAAAATAGTGCGTATAAAATAATGACAACACCAAAAGAAGATAATTGTGCTGGAATACCTGGTGATTATATTTCTTTTTCTGTGAAAGATACTTCAAGTGCCAATGGATTCGCACATTTTAAACTTCCTATTACAAGAACATTTTATGAATACGAAGAACCGGAATCTGGAAGTCTAAAGTATATCGATCATTCTAAAGTAAGTTTATTTGGAAAAAATACTGAATATTCTGGGGTACTTAATCCACCAGTACCAACTGCTTCACCTGGACGATTTGCTAATCATAGATCATCATCTAGAAATCCTCTGTCTTCTATTCCACCAAAGGGTGGTAAAACACGTAAGTATAAGAAGTATAAACGCAGAAAATAGTGCGTTACAATAAATGAGAGGTGGAGAAAAAGGTCTGAAAAAAGGAGACCGTGCTAAAGTTGATTATGGAACTGGTCCACCCGTAGAGGGAAAAATTCTTCTATCCTTTGCTAAAGGTAGTCCTGAAAATACAGACTCATATAAACTTGAATGGGATGATGGTACAGAATCAGGTTGGATTTTGGAAAATAAAGTAACTAAAGTTACAAATCCTCCTGAACCTACTGGTCAAGGAAGACGTAAATCACGACGCAAGAGGTCTAAACGCAGAAAAACCTATAGAAGATAATGGACTTGGAACTGGTAGGACTATTGCGCGATTGTGTGAATGCAAGAAGATATGCTATTGACCGAATCACTTATTGGGAAAATAGATCAGAAATCGCACGTACAATGTTGGAACAAGAGGCTAGAGTTCTGACTCTTGCTGGAACACTGTTGAATCGTCAGAGAATTCCATTGACATTGACGTTTCCAATTAGTATGGATATGATGAATATGGATAATGTTATTGTAGCTCCGACTGCTGCACAGATTGCTCATGAACTGATTCCTTTGTCTGCTTCTTCCGCACAAACATGTTCAATTTGTCAGGATTCAATTCAGGCGGACGGGTGTCAACTACGCGGATGTCAGCACGCTTATCATCGGGCTTGCATTGAGGTATGGTTTTCGACCAGTGTTCGCTGCCCAGTTTGTCGCAGAGATATTCGAGGGGATCAGGCAAGCCAAACATCTTCTGAGTCTCAATAAATGCTTTTTCACATGGAGTTCCTGTAGGAGGCAAGATATATTTAGGTAGAGTAGCAGATTCACCATATTGCATACGATGAAAGACTCGACGAAGATCATGTTGACAATCTTTTAAGAGTTCTTGGATTCCTGGAAGATCTATATCTTTTGCTGAAGGTGGAAAACATCGAAGAATTTTTACGCCATTACGTTTTAAGATCGTAGGTGTTTCGTTTCCTGTACACAAAATAGGTACAGTTCGCAATGGATCTTTAATCCATTCCACAATCTTGTTTTGAGCATGAGGATCTGATCCATCTAGTTCATCCAAGATCACACAAGTCTTTTTCGTATTTCCCATCAATAAAGAATGAATATTTATTGATCCTCTACAGGAATCTCGTAGACGATCAACATCTTCATAACTGCGTATACTTGACGACGCATTAATTTCCAACGGATAAAAACCATAAGTTCTTGCTGAACACAAAGCCAGAGTTGTTTTTCCAATCCCTGGTGGACCAGTTAAAAAAATGGATCCTTTGAAATCAGAAGTCAAGTAGGTTTTTAATTCTTCTTTAACATCCTGGTGACCAAAGACCCCGTCCAGATATTCTGGACGATATGATTCTGCGTGCATTATCTATTACCGCAAACTATCATCTAAACCTGACTTAATGCCCAAATGATCAGGGCAAGAAAGAAGGCTGAAGGACCAAAGTGGTATAACATAAATAAGATGGTCATTCTTTAAGACCAGGATACTATAGACTAAAAATTCGTTTTAAGTAAAAAACACTGTTAAGAGTCTAGGCGTTCAAAGAAAACGTGCCGTTCACTTCATCTTCCTCATCATCATCAAATGGGACAAAGATCTCTTTCCTTATCCCAAAATACCACTGAGCATCTCTGATGTAGGCCGCCTCAAATGCTTTTGCTGCAGCCCAGGTATCATCCACCAACTTCTGCGTGTTCGCATGTAACTGTGACTTGTCTCTGACCCTCTTTTTGTCATACAATTTCCCGTAATGCTCCAGGTGTTTGTGTACAGTGTCGAAGATAAAGTTCTTCTTGTCCTCATAGGTCACACACGCATTCCACATGCGTGCATAGCCCGGCCACAAGTTCCCCCTCTCGTCTGTAAATGTAAGCTCTTGGACGTATATCACCGTCCAATTTTCCAAATCAAAACACTCACTGTCGTCAAGTATCTTGCTCTTTGAATTGCCCATCTTAAATGATGTCCAGTTGTTTATGTGATAAAAATTCGTTTTCTGGCGAAGTAAAAATTCCTCTTTGTTTCTTTTGGTTTTTCCTTTTTTGGTTTTTTCCTTTTTTGTTTCTTTAGGTTTTGACTTCACGTGCCGAACGCTTTTTTATACAGGTCTTAAGTCCTGTGCTTAATTTGATAAGCTATCACTGGCGGTCTCACCGCCATACTCCTCAATCTTGTTCTTGAAGTACTCAAACTCTTTCATGTAGGGACTTCCTTTTCCAGGCACAATCCCAAAGGCAGTCAGACGCCACTCTATAAGTCTCTCACAGACCTCAACGATCACCCTTGCACGCCAAAGCATGGTCTCTGCAGTTGGCTTAAACCAGCCCCTGTGTTCAAACCACTCGTAGAAACAAAGGCCCTCATCTCCCTTCTCCCTTTGAGCTTTGTATATTGACTGACGTACCTTGTACTCGACTGTCTGCTCCTCTTTCAGTCCCCCCCCGCTGTTTTTCTTCCATAGAGCCTTACACAGAAACATAATTGCAACGTCGCAACCTGACAACTCACTCTCCGGAGCATACCACATACCATTTTTTCCTTCCATTCTGTCCATGGCGTAGGCTCTAAAAGGCTTAAAACGCGGTGAACAGGCTCAGTGTCTGAACTAACTGCTAACCCTTTTTCTATAAAAAAAGATTCCGTTTTCTGACCTGCCTCAACACTGACCTGACCAATTTGTGCCACATGATTTACAGATCGCACAGGCTTGAGATAAGGTTGTAATCTTTTTCGGATCAAAGGGTTGACATATAGATCCATCGGGTGGTACACATAGTGAATTATTATACGTCCAATGATCCGGACATCCTTTTAGATTGAGAACTGAAGGGATCACTAAAATTTGAGGATTGAACACGAATCGGTACACAATTAAAAATAAAATACACCAACCCACTGTCCATACGGCAATAGTCGTATTACTCATTCTTGCTTAGATACAAGAAATGGATGTCGCCAGACATGTCTTTGAAATGTTTTTTAAAGATGTGACCAACCCTTTAGTCCGTCATCATCTTGACTCATTTCGTGACTTTGTTGATACTAAGATCCCGCGATTTATCAAGGCGTCTAATCCTTTAGAACTTTTGTTGGCAGACGGTCGTAAAATTGAAGTTAATATTGATAATGTTTCTTACCGTGTTCCTCAGCAAGAAGGATCTGCTGTATTCCCCCATTCCTGTCGCCTAGAGAACCGGACATACAAATTCGATGTCTATACTGATTTCACGATACTCTATATTTATGAAGGACATAAAGATACTAAAACCTTCAAAGATGTTTTTCTGGGAAGTATTCCTCTGATGTTGAAAAGTTCTCTGTGCCATTTATCTTCCATGGATTCTGATGCTCTCGATGCTGTTCACGAATGCAAATACGAACTTGGTGGGTATTTTGTGATAGACGGTCAAGAACGTGTCCTGCTTACTCAAGAATCGTTAGGAGCCAATATGTTTCATGCTAAAAAGCGTAAGACTCTAGTCAAAGAAAAAGTTGCTCGAACAGTTACGGAATATGAATCAGATATGAAAATTGAAGGATCCACAAAAGGTGAAGAGTATGAATATGTGTGCGGAATTTCTTCTGCTTCTGAAGATGGAACACGTGGTCCGTATTCCCATATGGTCGTCATTCCTCCAAAGCAAAGAATCCCTGATGATCCTGAAGATATTCAAAAAGTTGGAGACTGGGCATCTTTTTCCACGAAAAGATTAGCCACTGTAAAACTACCTGGTTTCTTACAACCTGTTCCTTTACTCAGCGTATTCAAGGCTCTGGGAATTTCAAATGATAAAGATCTTTATGATATTGTATTGTACGGTGTCCCAGATTCTCAGAGAACGCAATACGATTCTTTATTTCTGACTCTGATCCTATCCCATGAAACGTATTTGAAACAAGAGCAAGAAGAAACGGGCGACACTGATCTGGCTCTTCTAGTCAAAGAAACTCGATCAAAAAGTCAAGGATCTGTATTCTCTAATTTGTATTCCAAATTGTTTCCTCATTGCGAACCTCAAGACGAATCCGTTGCTACATTTTATCGTCGCAAGGCTTACTTATTGGGTCTGATGACAAAAATGGTTATGGATATTGATTTGGAGATCACAGGTAATTCTGATCGTGATCATTTCAAGTTTAAACGATTATCAGCAGCAGGAGATTTATGCTTTGAAGAGTTCCGTCGTATTTTTAATGATGTATCTAAAGATTTTATTACAGCCATGGATTCTCGTGTAGAGTTCGAACAAGCAAATTATGCAGGTCGTAAACTTTCTGAACTTTTACAAGAAGATACATTGAGACAGCGTTACTGGAAATCTGCTGAGTTTCTGAACAGATTTTCTAAATCCTTTAAAGGTCAATGGGGTGGAGCTGATGGTGTATCTCAAGTTTTATCTAGATTTTCTTATGTAGGAACTATTGCTCATGTTCGTCGTGTGAATCTCATGATGGATAAAGGAAGTAAAAGTTTAGAAGCCCGTCGTCTCCATTCTTCCACTTGGGGATTCATGTGTCCTGTAGATAATCCAGATGGTGGAAATGTAGGCATGATTAAATCATTGGCTCTCTTATCTAAAATCAGTACCCAAACTGATTCGGGTGTTCTGAGAGATCGTCTCAAATCCGAAAAAGAGTTTTTACCCCTGAGTATCCTGAACCCTGCATTATGGGATCCCAGATGGACAAAAATATTTTTGAATTCAGATTTATTAGGTGTATTTGTAGGCGATACAGAAGTCTTACATTCTAAACTTGTTGATGAACGTCGTGCAGGAAAAATTTCAACTTTGACTTCTTTATTCTGGAATCGGACCGGAAATGAATATCTACTATTTTGCGATGCTGGCCGAATTTGTAGACCTGTATATCGTGAAGGAACAAAACCTCAATCTATTAAATCTTCTGGATCATGGACTGGACTATTAAAGCATATGGATTATATTGATCCTCAAGAATCTGAAGGACTCTTGATTTCTCGTGAACCGTTTGCTGAAAATAAATCTGAAATTCATGGAACAGCGATCCTTTCTCCTTCCGCTTTGATTAATCCATTCGTTGATCATAACCAGGCACCTAGAAATATGTTTTCTTGTCAGCAAGTGAAACAGGCCTGTTCTTGGTATAATACAGCCTTTAGTAAACGATTTGATACGATATCCACTTTGCTTCATACTCCGCAAAGACCTTTATGCGAAACATGGACTTCTCCATATATTTTGGGCGGAAATAACTGTATGCCCTACGGCGAAAATACGATTGTAGCTGTAGCAATTTATTCAGGATATAATCAAGATGATTCTATTATTGTGAATGAAACTGCTCTAAAACGAGGAATGTTTGAAACGTCTTATTACCATTCTTACGATTTCCAAGAAGAATCTTTGAATCAACAATTCAAAGATGGACAGATTCAAGTTATTAATTCAACAGAAGTATGTAATCCTGCTTCTGATCCAAAATATCGTGATACAGTAGTCTTGAACGTAAAGGCAGATTATTCTTTACTGGATTCAGCAGGTGTGATCAGAGCAGGATCTCATGTTCAGCCAGATACAGTTTTAGTTGGAATGGTGACTCCTCAACTAAATAGTCGTGGCGAAGTTACTGGTTATCGCGATACATCTAAAACTCCTAAGAAAGGTCAGCATGGAATTGTAGATGGAATTTATCGTTATACCACGGCTGAAGGTTTACAAGGAATCAAGATTCGGGTAGCAGAATCACGTCTTCCTATTCCTGGAGATAAATTTAGTGCTCGTCATGGACAAAAAGGTACGTGCGGTATTCGCCTAAAAGAAGAAGATATGCCGTTTACTGCGTCGGGATTGAGACCAGATTTAATTGTAAATCCGTGCGCATTCCCATCTCGTATGACTATTGGTCAATTTGTTGAATCCATGTCTAACATTGTTGCTCTGGATCTTGGTGTTCTTATTGATTCTACAGCCTTCAGTACTCAAAACAGAATCATGGATACGAAAGAAATTATGTTACAGTTAGGGTATCATCCTTACGGAAATCAACTGTTATATAATGGCCAGACTGGCGAACTGATTGAATCTGAAATCTTTATGGGACCTACTTACTATCTGCGATCAAAGTTGATGACCGAAGATAAAATTAATTATAGAAATACTGGACCTGTAACAAAACTAACTCGTCAACCCTTAGAAGGACGTGCTCAAGATGGTGGTCTGCGTATTGGTGAAATGGAACGAGATGGATTGATATCTCATGGACTAATGGGGTTCCTGATTGAATCAATGATGAAACGATCTGATGCGGCTGAATTTTTATTCCAACCTGAACTAGGACGCCTGGACGCCCAAGATGATTATGCTACCACTAAAGTATCCATTCCCTATGCCATGAGATTGTTTCTGCAAGAAATGGAATCCTCTCATATCCAGTTGAAACTGTCTTCGTGAACTCCGTGAACCGTCTTCGTGAACTCCGTGAACCGTCTTCCTAACGTCTCCTTTTTCCCTTAACCTTTCTTGCTTTCGTCTTATTACCTTTACGTCTACGTCTACGAGTTCTACCTTGACCGGTAGGTTCAGGAGGATTACCATACATTTGGTCAAAAATTCCTCCTTGTCCACTAGATTCTGCTTTTTCTGTAGGCTTTTGACGTGTTGGATCTTGAGCACGTCGTTCTTGTTCAGCAAGGAATCCTGGAAGAGCGGCTTCAGTTTTTAGTCTTCGAGCTGCTAATGTCCGTTCTTGAGCACCTTTTTCTGCAACACTTAATGCCTTGCTTCTTGCTCTTCTATATTCATCCGCAACTCTTTCCCAAACATTCAACTTTACTCTCATTGCAGATTTTCCCTTATTTTTCGGATCATCCAGAGCAGTATTAACCTCATTCATTAGAGCAGAACATTCTGTTAAACCTCTTTCGTATGCCTTATCTTTAAATCCTACAGCTACACCATCACGAAAAACTAAATTTTGTTTATCGAAATCTTCGTGAGTAACTATATAAGCTGCTACAATTGTTCTTGCATTTGTATTTAATGAAAACTCAACAGTACCTATTTCCGGGGAATCACTCTCTTCAAGATCACCATTAGCAACTCTTAATTTTATTTCTTCAAATGTTTCAGAATAAACTGCATTTGATGTTGAAAATTGTTGCTGCCTACACGGTAATTGGGATTCAAGCAATAATAAATTAAAATAATTTTTAGTACTATTCCATGTCGAGATGAAGTCTCTACAGAATAAATCTAATAAATTTGGATATAATCGTTCTTTCCCTTGAATTTGTTCAGTCCACATAGGTGGAAATGAATTAGAAAATTCATTAAGATTATATAGATAACCTAAAACTTGTTGTTTTGTTGGCTTAAATGCCATTATATTCAATAACGGATTTTATTACTGACAACATAGAAATGGAAAAGATGGATTCTATGTTCGTCATTAAACGCGATGGCACGAAAGTTCCCGTGAGTTTTGATGAGGTTCTACGCAGAATCCGTTCTCTGTCCGAGGGACTGGAACATGTGAATCCTGATTTGGTAGCACAGAAGGTCTGTTCTCAATTGGAAAATAATATGGAAACACGTAAACTAGATGAGTTTGCCGCGGAAACGTGTGCGACTATGCAATCTAGATACCATCCTAATTATGGTCTTCTGGCCGCCCGAATTGTGATCTCTAATCACCAAAAGAATACTCCTGCCTGTCTTCTAGATTGCGTTCGCAAACTGGATGTCAATGTGGATTACACTATGTTGGTTGAAAAGCATGCCATCGAGTATGAACAGATGATTGATTACAAGAGAGATTTTATGTTTGATTATTTCGGATTCAGAACACTACAAAATGGCTATCTTCTTCCCGGAGAAAGACCTCAACATATGTGGATGCGTGTAGCTATTCAGTTGCACGCTGATCAGTTTCATCTGGTTCGCGAAACGTATGATGCTCTGTCTCAAGGATATTTCATTCATGCTACGCCTACTCTGTATAACGCAGGTAGACGCAGACCCCAAATGTCTTCCTGCTTTCTGTTGACCATGAAAGATGATTCAATTGACGGAATTTATGATACACTGAAACAGTGTGCCCAAATTTCTAAATGGGCAGGTGGAATTGGTCTATCTGTACATACAATTCGCGCACGTGGAACTAGAATTAAAGGAACTGATGGAGATTCTACTGGACTAGTTCCTATGCTCAAAGTTTTCAATGATACTGCAAAGTATGTAAATCAAGGTGGGAAACGTAATGGTTCCTTTGCGATTTATCTGGAACCTTGGCATGCGGATACCGAAGAGTTTCTCAAATTGAAATTGAATCAAGGTGCTGAAGAAGATAGGGCTCGTGATTTGTTCTACGCTATGTGGATTCCCGATCTCTTCATGAAACGTGTAGAGGAAGATTCTTACTGGACTCTCATGTGTCCTCACCAATGTCATGGCCTAGCCGATCGTTGGGGACCTGAATTTGAAAAGTTGTATACCCATTATGAAGAACTTGGAAAAGGACGTCGTATCAAAGCAAAAGAGATCTGGAAACTGATTATGGATTCTCAAATCCAGACCGGTATGCCGTACCTCTGCTACAAAGATGCTGCGAACTCTAAAAGTAATCAACAGAATTTGGGTACCATCAGATCATCAAATTTGTGTACAGAGATCCTCGAATATTCATCTCCTCAGGAAACTGCGGTATGTAATTTGGGATCTCTGGCCCTTCCTAAATTCGTGGAAGGAAATACCTTTAACTTTGATAAGTTGAGACAGTATACTGCTATCCTGACTCGCAATTTGGATATTGTGATTGACAAGAATTATTATCCTACAGAGGAAACTCGTAGATCTAATATGCGTCATCGTCCTATCGGAATCGGAGTTCAAGGTCTGGCAGATGTCTTTGCTAAACTACGTCTGCCATGGGGATCTCAGAAAGCAAATGATCTCAATCGCGAAATCTTTGAGAATATTTATTATGCGGCAGTATCAGCATCAGCCCAGCGAGCCTATGATCTGACTGAATTCACTCATATGGGAATGTCAGAACCTGGATTTTATTCATCCTTCTTTGGATCTCCGGCTTCTAAGGGAAAACTTCAACACCATTTGTGGTCAGAAACACCAAGAAGTACCTATCTAGATTGGGAGAGTCTCAAAGTCAATGCTCAATCAGGTCTTCGTAATTCTTTGTTGGTAGCACCAATGCCTACAGCATCTACATCCCAAATCTTGGGAAATAATGAATGTATGGAACCATTTACCTCCAATATGTATACCCGCCGTGTTCTGGCAGGAGACTTTATGGTGGTAAACAAATATCTGGTTGAAGATCTAGTGAAGCAAGGAATGTGGACCTCTGAAATCAGAAATGAGATCATTGCGAATAATGGATCAATTCAAAATATCGCAGGAATTCCTGGAGAACTCAAATCTATTTATAAGACAGTTTGGGAAATACCTCAGAAAGTTCTTATTGATATGGCTAGAGATCGAGCACCGTTTATTTGTCAGTCGCAGTCACTGAACTTGTTTCTCAGTGATCCTTCATATTCTAAACTCACGTCCATGCATTTCTATGCGTGGAAGTCAGGATTGAAAACTGGTTGCTATTATCTGCGTACAAAAGGCGCTGCATCCGCCCAGAAATTTACTGTTGAACCTTGTCTGACTTGCTCAGCATAAATTTTCTTCTTAGAAGAACATAAAACAAATGGTTGCTTCTTCTGGTACTACTGTATCTCCTCTCCCCCTAAGTGGTGGCCGTCGTCGTAGAACTATGAAGAAACTTCGTCTAGTAAAGAAGAAGACTGTGCGTCGTATGCTAGCCAGACAGGGTCTAAAGATGCGTGGTGGTATGAATGATCCCGCGCCTGCTTCTGCAGCCCAAGCCAGTTCTGGTCCTGCTTCTACTGCGTCCACTGGCCCCAGTGGCGGTCGTCGTCACCGTAAGAGCCACCGCCGTGGAAAGTCTCTATTCGGCATGCGCTTTTAAGCCTTCGCCAATTTCACTAACCAAAGTATATAACTTCTCATTAAACCCGTAATGACAACCATTAGGTTCTCCAGGAGGAGTTTTTCTTGATGATGAATTTTTAGAATGAACAAGGGAAACAATAACTTCTTGCGGTGAGATTTCCCGGCACATCTGTTCGCGTCCGCGTATAAATGTATCGGCTTCTCCAATATCTTCAGTAAACGGCGATGCTTCCCAAAACTTTTTGGTAAAACAGAGCGTTGCTTCAGAAACACGTTGAGACATGGGCAAAGTAATAGGTGGAATATTCATGAACGATGTATATTTTTCAATATCGTAGCAAGGAATGGTGGTACAGAATACGCAGTCTTTTTTAGGGAATCGGTTCAGCATGGCTACTCGTTGAAGAATGCTGTTGTTAGGATAGACATCATCATCGTCCATAAAAACTATCGTATCATACATTGCTGCCTTGACTCCTATGTTCCTCTTTTCTGCGATCCCTGTTTTTTGATCAAGACGAACATATTTCACATTAGGAATACCCATCAATTGTTCTTCAATTGAATCACCATCATCTACAATCACCCATTCCAATTTATCTTCAGGATAGGCTTGAATCAAATATGAATATTTGGCTAGAGCCATGAATTCAGGACGATTGTAAGTCAAGGTAACAATAGACACATCGGGTAATTCAGATTCGGGAATAAAACATTTAGATCCGTCAAAACTAGGTATTTCGGGACATCTAAAATGTTCAATGAATCTGCGATGACGTTTTTCATAGATAGTTCGCATATGTTCAGAAATCTTTTTGCGTCGAGAGGTATCTGTATCTACCCATTCTGCAAGACAGGCACGCAGAGAACTTGAATAGGTATCTACAAGTTCACCTAGACAATCTGGGTGTTCGATTCGGTTATCAGCAATTGCCCAGAAAACATCTTGAGATTCTTCCGTCATTTCTAGAAACGGTGCAATTTCACTCAGGATGAGATTACATCCTGTAGACATGGCTTCATTGACTGCATGACCAAACCCTTCACAGTTTGACAAACAAATTGCCAGACCACATTCGTGAAGAAGTTTATCGTATTCAGATTCAGTTAGAGTGCCGTAAAGTGTAACTTTAGATTCGATTTCAGGTGGAACAAAAAAGGGAACTTCTTCCTTATTGTGAGGAATATGAAGTTCGGGTAGATTCTTAAATAGTACGGGATCAGAACCTTGAATATGATAATAGGCTTTCATGAGAGCCTTAGGATTGCGATAAAAATTCTTTCCGATAAGAACAATTGCTTTAGAATAATTTTTAGGTTCAAAAACTTTATCAATTGATGTCCATCCGATATAACGAACATTTGGAGTGTATTCTCTAAAGATCTTCTCTGCTTCACGAGTTTTCACCCAAATAGAATCCATCATGGAAATATACGGTATCCATGTTTTGTAAGTCCATTCAGGATTAGGAATCCATACATTATATCCTGCGTAGATCAGCAAACAAGGATTCACAACTTCCAGAAAAATATTCAAATCTGCTTCCTGACATTCTGGTTGATTTGAACTAACGCGAAGAATTGTACTATCAGGAAACTGATTTGTTAGCAAACCTCGGATTAAAGATGCGTCCTGATTCAATCCTAGAGTTCCAAAATTAGCAATTAAATTAATCCTCATTTTTAATAGGTAGGTGACTATCTATTAAATTAAAAATGACTTATTTAGTCATAATATGGTTGTATCAGTTTTTTCTTCCAATGATATCCCCATCGTCCTAATAGGACTTTAGGTTGATTGAACCGTGAAAATACAAAGAAGAGCTTACGTAACATTTTTCTACTATTGAGTTTAATATATTAATATCCATTTATTAATGCGTCCTGAGAATTAAAACTATTTTTTGGGAGACATGTAATGGAGTTAATCAAATATAAGGATACTCTGTACGGCAAAGCAGGAGACTTATTTATCTGGGATTCCGCATGGGAAACATTTCGTCCGATTAAGAAACTCGGATGGAATGGTTCTGTTATCACCCACGTAGACTTATATAAAGATGATCTTTTGGATCCTTGGTATGGATTTGGATCACATGAAATGCGCGAACGATGTCGCCAATTAACTGAAACTGTAGATTTGGGAACGTATGGAACGGATATCACTAAATTATTTGGAGAGCAAGAATGGTTACGTGATCGTAAAATCCCCTTGTTACCTTGTACACCTCGTGATGGAAAAACATGGGCTCGTTATCTGAATACGATGGGATTACGTAGAAAAACTGTGAGACGTGAATGTCTTCGAAAAACTAAAAAGGCGAGCCACGCTCACCCCACCTAAACGGTGTTATTTCTTTTGCCTCTTCTCCCTCTCTTTGTCCACGTAGTCCTGAACCCTCGGGTCAGCCCACATCTCCTTAAGCTGATCATAGCTGGGCGTAATTTGTCCAAACCCTGGAGGCCTGTACGTCGCAGCCAGTCTCTTCTCTGCTCTTCCCAGAGCTTTAGGATCGACATCAACACAGTAGTGCTCATATGAGGCCTTATTCTCTAGGAAGAGATAGTAGGCGTATATGGAACACAACTCGTGCCACACGCGCGCATCCTTAATCATCGTGCTGTTTGCGCACGCCATGTAGTACTTTCTCAGCAGCAGCGACAGCATCCTGCCGTTAGCATTATCCTCTGTAGGAAACACCGGCACACAGATCTTCATGCAAAATCTCTTAAGACAATTCATGGTAGGCTGTAAAATGATAACCTATTATATACAAAAATAAAATCCGTTTTAACTCGTTAAAAAGGTAGGCCCCTAAGCCTCACCCCACCTAATCGGTGTTTAATTCTCTGGAAACCCAGAATGTCCAGTCAAGACAGGTTCTGCCATCATACGCCTATTTGCGTCTCTGGTTTCCTGCCTGACACGTGCCTCTCTTGCTTCTTGACGCTGCTCCTTGGTAGGTGCAGCAGTCTCAAAGCCTGATGGCTTGTAAATGTGAGGAGGAATTTTCCTCCTCAGATGTACTGCCTTGTTGTTCTCCTCGTCACTCATGACAGCAGACTGCCAAATGGCGTATGCGGCACAGTAACTGAACCACAATGCTGCCCCTGAGGAAACTGTTCGGAGTCTAGAAGCATTGTAATACGCTGCCAGATCCGAATAATACTTGCTGTTCTTCTCCGTGACAGTGTCAGGAAACAGACCCAGAAATCGCTTTAAAACTGAAAGCATGGTACTATAAAGTGATAACCTATTTTCTATGAAAAATAAATCCATTTTAAGCGATTCTAGGAATAGGGTAAGATTCAGGTTTATTGCTTGTGACTTCAGCCAAAGATAGTTTTGAAGGATGGCCAATATTTGGATTACCAGCATGTTTTTCGATATACCGAGGTCTTGCAACCAGACCTCCAACCTTTCCTGGACGACCTAAAGATCCATCTTGAGATATTTGAGGACCCGAAACTGCAGTTCGGAAATCTGGTCGGACTGGACGTGAGTTCAAGTTTCCATGAGGAATTAACTTCACATCATGATTTGCAGTAGTCATCGTAGTTGTACATGTTGTAGAAATAGGATTCTGAGATCCAGGAGCACCATTCCAAGATTCACGAGATTGTACACCTAGACGATCCAAAGCAGGATTACGTACAACTAATTGAGTATTACCCTGAGGTTGAAAGAGAGGACAGGGGGCTTGATAACCTTGATTTAATCCTACTTTTTGTTCATCTGCATTTCCAAATGCGTTGATAATTACGGAAGGAGCAGGGGTTGCGCGATTACAATATTCTTGAACAATCTTTGCTGGTACAAATGTATCAGCAGCAACTGCAGCAGCCCCTCGAGTAAGAGTGAACATTGATGCGTCTTGTACACGTCCACCTGCCCCAGATCCGCTATATTTAGTAGGAATCTTTGAGGTACTAGGGTTAGGAATAAAAGGATTGTTCTGATTATTGATTACGTGATTTGTAGAACCTTGAATCAAGGATGCTCCCAACTTCGTGCGTTCGATAAACGTAGAGGCATCACCAAGAGCCATTCGACGATCAATAATACGTGGTCGATTAATTTGTTGAGTTCGTAAAAAATCGGCGTACGACATCTTTGTGTTCTAGGAGGATTTTATTAGAGGTCAACGTGAGTCAACATGTGTCGTCGACAACACGTTCTCGTAACTCCGATTTCATCTAGTGCTTTTCCGTGAGGAGACTTTACCGTGCTCTGGGTCAAATAGGTCAACTTTTCATCTTTGGTTAGTTCGCGAACTTTTTCTAGATAGGACAACCATTTCCCAGCAAGAACGTTATTGCAAGATACACAACGAACGGGAATAATCATTTTGTAATTCTTTTATTAGAATACCTCTAATCCATTTTCGATGCTCTAAACAAAGGAATGAAAGATATACTTCTTGCTTCGGCCATGGCCTTAATTTTTGGATTGATTCTCTTAACGAAATGGAGATTCCATGCTGGATTACAAGCATTGTCCTCCTTTGGTCGCCCTGCTGCCTCGATCTTTGTTATGGGTTCCGTTTTAGCATTATTTTATAAAGGGTTTCCTCTCAGCGGATTTATAGCCGCATTGTTATCAGTTTACCTACTGAAAACTGTTTGGGTAACCTGGCCTCGTTCAGATGAAAAACGGCTGTTCCAAGAAATGGGGCGTGATCAAGCAAGATGGCATACTATTGATACACAATTTGGTAATAAATCTGCTGTTCACGATGCTCCAATTTTTCTGGCACCTCCAGACGCTTTTCCCGAAATGCTCATTTTTCCTCCAACATCTCAAACCTTAGGTGAAATGTGCGGGTAGTCTCCACACAAGGTAGTCGCCAGATCTCCCAAGGTAGTCGCCAGATCTCCCAAGGTAGTCGCCAGATTACCAGATCACAGCCAATTCAGAACATGACCAATATTCAGATCCGCCGCCAGGAAGACGACGATGAATAATAAAGGGCAATTTGCGTTCCAGTATTTCCCGCTTTGCCAAATTCCAAATAAATTGAGGACTTGCAGTATCCAAACCTTTTAGATCAGCTAGAGGTTTAGATCCTTCAGCCAATTGTTGAGCACGTGTTCCAAGCAGAACAGTGTACTCATACTTAGAATAGAATGGTAAGGTTTTGCGGTCATTAGAAAGAGACTCCGTGATTTCTTTACGATGTACAGGGATTACTTCGGGGTGCAGGAGTCGGGATGATTCGCGTAGGACTTCCATTTTATCCTTATTGAGTAGCGAAGAGTTAGATTCGTTTTTGAAAACGAAAATAAATATTTATGGGCTCGAATCAATAAAAGATGAAACGACGTGATGCGGTAGGAATTAAATTTCTACGCCCTGCACTACCTACCCAGGTAATCAGAGATAGTTCGGGAATAGAATTAACTGTAAAAAAACAAAAGTTAAATCCTCCTGATTATCCAACCCCTCCAAGGAAAACTACGTAGCCGTTTGGCAGGTAGTCTAAGGCTTACTTTAAGTAGCCTGAGCGTTCTGTTTCCACGTCGTATCGCAATTTGCGCATTGGTACATCCAAATGACATTTTGACGATCGATTTTTACTCCTACTACATCTGCTTTCGTTCCAGATCTAGATGGACATTCAGGAGCAGGACACTGAATCTCAGTGAAACGAGGTAGAGTAGGGTCGTGTTTCAGGTAAGGGTTCAACACAAGTTTTGCTGAAGTATCTTCGCGAAGCACATGTTCGTAGACTACAGGATGATCAGGACTAATTTTTTCCTTATATTCACATTTACGGCAATTCTGGACGGCATGGCCAGACTCTTCCTCAATGGAGTACAAAACGTTTTTGCATTCAGGACAGAACTTCATGTTTACTAATTCAGAAGAATAGGTAAATCGATCCATTTTCGAAAAACGGAAAGTTATGGTGACTGCGAATTTAATGCAAATAAAATGGAAGGTGTTACTACAATTACTATTTCAGTGGAAGAACTACTTAACCAACTAGCCCAAGAAAAGATCATTGCGAATCCAGAATGGCAACGCAATGATGTGTGGACGGATGGTATGAGAAAGGAACTTATTGAGAGTATTCGTGAGAAACTCCCAATTCCACAACTAACTTTCTGGAGTCGTCCTGATGGCACAAAAGAAGTTGTTGATGGAAGACAGCGTATTACAGCAATTCAGCGGTATTCCGTTGGAAAGGTTAAAACTGGCAAGGAAGTTCCAAAATTTAAAGATCTGTCGGAAACCGATAAACAGCAGTTTCTGAAAACTAACGTGTATATCATGCTTCTACCGGAAACGGCTGAGAAGAGTGTGATTGCCGATTACTTTCAGCGCATTAATGTTAAGGGTAAGTCCCTTTCAAATGGTGAGATGATTAATAGTCATTCATCATTCTCTGCTGTTGTAAAGGAAGTTAATAAACTATTCTTTACTACCAATGACTTCAACACTAAATGGTGTGAGATTTTCGGTGTAGATGGCCTTGAGGGAACTCAGCGCATGTCTCATCTGGAAAATACTGTACCATATTTGACGTCTTCCCTAAAGGGATCGGGTGAACTAAATCAGTCTTATCCGGTCATTGTAAAGACTCTTAAGGAGACCACTAAGGAAACTGTGGATGAACACATGCCTTGCTTTATGGAGCGCATGAATGTACTTCTGGATGTATTCAGAATGCTCAAGGAGAAGTGCCCTTCATACATTGAAGAGTGTAAAACAGGACTTCCAAAACTACGCCAAGTGGCTGCTGTTTGGTCAAGTATAATTGAGCCAGACGAACGTCTTCCGGTAGAGAATATTCCAGAATTCTGGTCTTCCTTCATTAAGAAGGTAGAAGAGTCCGATGATGAAGATCTACTTTATCTTGGATGGTATGGTCATATGAGACGTAATGGCAAAAAAGATCAGTTGAGAACTGAAATTGCATTTGCCATTGAGAAGTCTTAAAGAAGGAAACTTTTTTTCGAAAACGAATTAAGTCAAAATTAATGTCTCAACAGTAAATTACGCCATGGACGGACCGATGAATCTACAGAGATTTCTCATGGCGAACAGTTCTACTACCGTTTTCACCCATACAGGACTGAAAGGTGGTAAATACTGGATTCCAGATGATAAACTTGACCAATTTTATGATCTGTACTCCGAATGGATTCTGGATGGACATCCGGCATTCCTAGTGGAAAAGAATACCAAGATTGGATCTCTGAGAGTCGATTTTGATTTCGTCTATGAACCTGTAGTAAAAACACATCAACATACTCGTGATCAGGTTATCTCATTTTGCAAGGCATATATGGCTCAGGTTTCTGAGTACCTGGAACTGCCTCCATCTGTAGATATCTATATCATGGAAAAGCGTAAGCCTACTTTTGATGAAAAGCGTAACCGAATGAAATCTGGAATCCACATTGTGGTTCCTTCATTGGCTACAACTACAGCAGTTGAACAAAGTATTCGCAGAACCCTTCTGAAAACCATGGACACTTATTTTACCGGACTTCCTTTGCAGGAGAAATGGGATAAGGTTTATGATGAAGGTGTGGTGAAACGTTCAGCAAATTGGATGGTTTACGGATCCAAAAAAGGCGAAGAGGAATCTCTGCCCTACATGATTTCGTATATTTTGAATTATTCGGACGGAGAAATCACATTGAATACTGAACTTCCACCTGTAACCTCAAAACTAGTCAAACTTCTTTCTGTACGCAAACAAGATTCTGAAGAAACTCCGCTGACTGCGAAAGCACGTGATATTTATACAGCCGGACAAGAACCTGTTATTTCAGGTGGACGTGCCGTAACTCCAGCACGTGGCCGACCGGCTCAACGTGAACCTGGTTCTCGCGCATCTTCTCCACATAGAGGTATTCGTGCTATTGATCCAGATTACAAAGATTATCTGAAAGCCCACGTAATGAATCTGAAGTCCGAACGGTCTTCTGATTACCAATCTTGGTTGAATGTAGGTATTTGTCTCCACAATATCCACCCCGATCTCCAAGACGTATTTCTAGACTTCAGTTCTCAAAATACCGATAAGTACAATGAAGCAGATTGTATCCAGAAATGGAATACCATTAATTTTCGTAATGACGGAGACAGATTAAGTATTGGATCTCTGTATCATTGGTCTCGTACTGATAATCCTGAAGGATATCTGGCTATTGAAAACCAGAATGTCAGTCGTCTTATTGAACAAGCCTGTTCTGGTACAGAACATGATGTAGCCAAGGTCGTGAATGCTAAATTTCGTGATCTCTATAAGTGCTGTGATTTTGGAAAGAATGTGTGGTACAGATGGGCAGGTCATATTTGGACAGAAACTGATTCAGGTGTAGATCTTCAAATCCGACTGTCTTCTGAAATTGCGTCTCTATTCTTCGGAAAGATGAATACGATTGGTCGTGATATGGAAGAACGTAATTTGATGCGTTGTGTATCTATTGAATCTAAAGCTGATTGTGGAATTTGCGAATATTGTAAACTGGAAGCACAACGTATGGGTCTGAATAAGATCTACACCAAACTGAAAACAACTACATTCAAAAACAATGTAATGCGTGAATGCCGTGAACTATTCTTCGATGAACAATTCACGAAAAAAATTGATTCCAATAAAGAGTTGATTGCATTCAATAACGGCGTTCTAGATTTGACTACCTTCGAATTCCGTGATGGTAAACCTGATGATTATATGAGCTTCAGTACCGGAGTAGATTATGATCCTGATAGAGCCTACCAATCTTACCCTGCATGGGCACAGATTGATCTCTTTCTCAAACAAGTTCTTCCTGATTCTGAAGTTCGTTCTTATTTCATGAAACATTTGTCTACCTGTTTGGTAGGCGGAAACAAAGCACAGAAATTCCATATTCTGACCGGTTCCGGTTCAAATGGTAAATCTATGTTGATGAATTTGACGGCAAAGGCTTTGGGTGATTATGCAGCAGTAGTTCCTATTTCATTGTTCACTCAAAAGCGTGGTAAATCTGGTGCAGCTGCTCCAGAAGTTATCCGACTCAAAGGTAGACGATTTGTAACTATGCAAGAACCTGATGAACGTATTGCCCTGAACACTGGCCTAATGAAAGAAATTTGTTCTTGCGAAAAGATGTATGCTCGTGACTTATTCAAGTCGGGCACAGAATTTGAAGTTCAAGCTAAGTTTCACCTGGCTTGTAACGATAAACCTGAAATCAATTCAACGGATGGTGGTACTTGGCGTCGTCTGATGGTGATCAACTTTACTTCAAAGTTTGTTGAGAAACCTAGCGAACCCTTTCACTATCCTATTGATGAAACGATTCAACACGCAGTAAATTCAGTAGATTGGGCAACACCGTTTCTCAGTTATCTAATTTCTACATTCAAGAGCGGACACGGATTTCATAAACTGGTTCCTCCTGGAAAAGTTATGGAGTATACTACAGATTATCGTAATGATAATGACGGCATTGCTAGATTTATCACAGAAAAGATTGGTTCTTCTGAAGAGGAAACATTCGTATCTAAAGAAATGCTGAGATCTACATTCAAGCAATGGAAGATTCAGAACGAGCAGATGTCTCTGACTCCTTCTGATCTGGAAAAAAGAATTGTGGAATTGTATGGAAAATATTCGAAAGGAGGTTGGACAACGTTCAGAATTCTGGATGTTTAACGACGGTGAGTTCGGCGTCTATGCTTTCTACCTAGCATCTTATCACCCTTTGCTGTTCTAAAGAGTTTACGCATACTTTTTGATGATGCCGGATTATAGCCAGTATGTTTCTGTATTCTGCGTCCAGCAGTTTGAGCCATTTGTTGACTTTCAGTAACAGCTGCCGCTAATGGTTCAGGAAGTGGGGCTGGTGGAGGTTGTGGGGGTGGACTTACAGGTTTACTTTTAAAGACAGAGGGGGTGTATTCAGAAATAGTTTCAGACCAGGTTTTTGCGTTAGGGTCAGGGGGAGCATCAGGACCAAAAATTCCACCTCCTTTTTTACCTCTAGTTTTTCTATGACGAGGCATTTACTTTACGCAGAGAAGATATCCGTGCCTATCTGCGACCGGCCACTGGAATGTATTCTTTTAAGTAGGGAAGGGCAAATGATACTACCGCGAATACAATACCTAAATTCACAGTTTGGACAATTACATCTCCAACATTCAATTTAATTCCACCGATGACCACTACCAATTTGGCTACATCTCCTTCAGAGGATGCTAGAGGAGATAATACAGGTAAGACTAGATCACGGATGAGGGCATTAAAAAATTTGGTTAATGACATACCGATAAAAATTGCGACCGCAAATGTAAGTACCTGATTATCTGCCATTTAATATAATGGACACAAAATTCTGGGGTCCGTCAGGATGGAAGATGTTGCACTTAATAACCTTTGAACGAGGATCTCTTGCTAAAAAAAAGAAGTTATTTACAGTCCTAGGCGAAGTTCTTCCCTGCAAATACTGTCGTCAATCCACTCGTGAATACATTCGTGAGGAACCACCTCAAAATAATTTAGCATTATGGCTATACAATCTTCATAAGAAAGTTAATCAAAAATTAGAATCTCAAGGATTGAATCCAGCCCCTTCTCCAGGATTCACACAAGTTATTCGGTACTATCGCGAAGAGTTAAAAAATGCTCATCTACCAGGTGTACCTTTCTTACTTTCCATGGCTTATAATTACGATTCAAAAATGCATTCACGTGAAGCCCATGAAACCTTTTGGAACGCATTAAAAGATTTATATCCTAAAAATGGGTTACCTAGAGTTCCTGAAATCCGCGATTGTTATTTTCGGGATGTGTTTGAAATTCTAGTTGAAATGGGATTCCAAGGATCCTATTCTGAAACCTTACAAGAAATAGCAAAACATAAAAGCCCCTGTTCAAAAAAAACATTTCGTGGTCGAACATGTCGCAAACCTAGGAAACGGTAATAAGTTTTAATTTCTTGATCTTTTTCTTCACGCCCAGAATGTACTGCTTTACATTCTCCAAACGAGCACGTAAAGCCTTACCGGCATTCACACTTTCCTGTAACCTACAACACTTGTCGTAAATACGTTCATTGCATTCCAACGAAAGTATGAGAAGATTTCTTTTATCCAAAACTAGATCCATAAACCAAATTGTTTTTGCATTTGACATTGGTTTATGTCTCCGGTCAATTTCTGCCAACAGCCTGTTTTGAACGGCTGCGTCGTGAAGTTCTATCTGTTCTCGGGTAAACCTGTTTGCTTCCCGAGTTCGAAATGTTCTGTTCATGTTAACTCTCGATTCCAAGTCCAAATACGAAAACAGATGTTTCCATATGTCGACATTTTCTTCAAGAACGTTCATCTTTTTCACTGTATTTTTTTCTTTCTTTTTTTCCGTTTTAACAGGTTCGTTCTACAAAAGAAAATGAGTTGTGCGATTTGCTGGGATACGATGGATATGGAAGAATACCAAGATGAGCGTGAAACTACAGAAACATGTTTTAAACTAGAATGTGGTCATGCGTTTCATACTAAATGTATTATGGAATGTTTGCTCAAATCAAAGTCAGCATGTCCTCTCTGTAATAAAGATAAAGATCCAGTTCAACAACTAGAAACTCTCGGAATTGCTCGTAAATTTTTTATACAGGCTGTTAAAGATCCTGAAATTTCAGAGTTTCGTAAAGAGTTCAATGTAGCAAGACAAGAATATCAAGATAAACTTCTTGAGTTTCGTAAAAAATCTAAAGAAGTTGTACAAAAACTAGCAGAAGAAATGAATATTGCTGAACATCGTTCATATTATTTGAAAGGCATGGATCTCGTGAAAAAATCAATTAAAACTAAAGTGAACGAAATGGGACCCAAATATATTGGAGCCACCTTATTTAAAAAAGAACGATGGGATCTTTCTATGATTGATTCCTTACTAGTTCCTGGATATAGACGATGGAATTTTTTTCGGTTGAAGGATCCTCGTTTTTCTTGTCCGGTTTTAAACATGAAGAAGAACAAATGAATTGGTTATTTCCAATAGTTATAGGAACGACCGCTATGATATACATTCATTCCTTTAATCGAATCATTAAACTCTATGAAAAATCAGAGCGAACTCTGACACTAGGCCATGTACTCAATATTCCAGTCAGGGAATAGATCTGTCAGGACGGTAATTGTCTCAATTGCTTGAGCCTCTGTGTACTCATATTCGAGTATGAACTCATCCTCCGGATTAAACTTATTCGTAAAGCAGATTCGGTAGAGTAGCATGGTATACTGTTAGTCTAACTAATTTTTTTTAATTCGTTTTCTCATATAAAGATGTTTGATGAGGAAACATTGAAGGCTTTTCAGAAAGCATATAATTCTGAACACCCAAATGAACAACCTATTAGTGGAGATATTTGGGAATCCTTGAAAAAACGATTCCAGAAAAAGTGTAAGGCTGGAAAGACATCCTGTATTGTGGCTAATTTATTATCGAGACCAAAGGCTCCTGATTCATGGATCACAAAACCTGAAGATTGGCTATCATCCGTAGATATTGAAAAGGTTGAACGGGGATTTGAAAAGTTATTTCCCAAATATAAATTTTTAGGGTGTATTCCTATCGATTTTGATCTGAAATCAGAATCTGGCGAATGTTTAGTCAATGTCCTGTGTTCACTGAAAATTAGAGATCTACAACACAAATATGATCAGATTGGGATTGTATTCAATACCGATAAACATGATGGACCAGGTAAACATTGGTTTGCCTTGTTTGCAGATATAGACAAATCACTCGAACATCCTCGTGTAACCTATTTCGATTCGTATGGAACCAAACCTGAAAAAGAGGTCAACATTTTGATGACACGATGGAAAGAAGAAATTGATCAATTAGGATTAGGTCAAACAGAATTGACGTACAATACAACTCGTCATCAATATAAAGATTCTGAATGTGGAGTCTATTCAATTTACTTTCATTACTGTTGTCTTCTAGGTATTCCATTAGACGAACGTATTCCCGATGACGTGATAAATAAATTCCGCAAACTTCTTTTTAAGGTAGGATAATAATGGAAGAAACCGGCATCATAAGACAATATGGGTTTCCCCTTTTTATTATTCTCTTGATTGCTATTGGAGGATTATTGATATGGCGTACGCTAGCAGGATCTGATATGGCAACTGTTCAACGGGCTTCCTTGACGATGGGGACTTACGAGAAAGTAACCGATTTAGTACCATTAGGGTGTCCTACCGGAGATGATACACGGTTATGTGATTATTATATTGCTAGTTCATCTTATTCCGTCTTTCCTAGTTCTTATGTGTATGATTATATTTCTGACGGTATTCTGCCTCTTGTTATCAAAGCAGGAGCACGATTAGTTGAATTAGATATTTATTCAGATACAGATGGCAAACCTGTAGTCGGACTCAAGAATGAAACGTATGGATACGATTATGCCAAAAATTCTGTATCGTTTGAATCATGCTGTGTATCTATAGCCAATACAGCCTTTAATAAAGTTGAAACTAAAACTGCTTCTGATCCGTTTGTGCTGAGTTTGATGTTCCATACAACTAAAACAAATACTATTGAAGCCTGTTCAGAAATATTGAAACAAACGTTGGCCGGATACTTTTTGCCTCCTCAGTACGCTTATGAAGGTCAAGGTAAACTCAATTTAGCAG